TGTTGTGTATGGTCTTTGGTCGGCCTATATTGTGTCCCTCTAGTCCCACTAGTAGGACTAGAGGGATGACTAGCGCCGACTAGGAGACGGACTAGTCAGCCGACCAGAAACCCGCAAAGACTGAGGGCTGCGAGCATGACAAACGCCACCGACGAGATCCCGAGCAATTTTTCCGATAAGGATCTTGCAGCCGCTGCAGCAGCAGGACAAGATACTCGGACAACACAAGACGTAAACCGGGAGGGACCCGATGTCCGGCGGTTTAGGCGACGACCAACAACATCAAAAGCCAAAGATACCGGGCGCGCCGAGCTGCAAGCGTTCGCCGACGCGCTGGATGCTCTGATGAAACGCGCCGGCATCAAGCCCGCCGACTTGGCTCGCATGGTGTGGGGGACCACTGTCGACAGCCGCGGCTACACCGTGCCCCGAAACCGGGACCGGATCGGGTCCTACCTGAGCGCACAAAGCTACCCCGAGCCGGAGAACCTGCAAAAACTGGCCGAGGCGCTGGGCGTACCGGTCGAGGAACTGGCGAGCACCCGGCCACCAGCACCCGAGCGTCCCGAGCACCCGCCCCGGCAAAACCCGCCTCGACGAGCCCCCAGTGAGAGTAACCCTGGTGAGCTGGTCTTAACCGCGGTCCCGGCCAAACCTGGCCGGACCATATTGCGGGTCCATCGGGAGCTGAGCTGGAAGCTCGCCGCCCACATCCACAACCTGATCCGGCAAGCCGAAGACGCCGAAATACGCGGCGCCTTAAACGAAGACCCCATCCTAAACCCGGAGATAAATCCGGACTTAGGTAGAGTTGTCGGCGGCACAGACACTGAAAACAACAACAGTAATCACGCATGAAGTACCTGACGCAGCACGAGGTAGCTTTGGTGCTGCGTTGTTCTGTGGCCAAGATCGCACGCTTAAGGCGTGCGGCAGGGTTGCCTTATCTCAAAGGGCGCCCGGTGTTAATCCCGGAGGATGATTTTCAGCGATGGTTACGTCAACAAACCGTCCGGACATCGGTGACTACCGCAAGATCCGGCTCAAGCCCAACGCCAAGGGCTATTATGAAATCTGGTGGACCGACGCCGCCGCCGGGTATCTCACCCGCCGGCAGTCGACAGCTACAAAGGACCCGGCTGAGGCGCAGAGGTATTTCGATGCTTTCTGTGCCGACGCCCGGGGCCAGGCCCAAGCGATAGCTGCGGGCAAACCGGCGACGGTGGACGAGCTCTGCCGGGCCTGGCTGGGGTTCGCCGCGGCCCAGGGCAAGGACCTGGTCGGCGGGCGCGCCCTGGCGGCGATCCGGCGCGAGCTGGGGCACTACACCGCCCCCGAGCTCGACGGGGTGATCTTGCAGGACTACGCTCTGGGGCGCCGCCGCAGCCCCGGCACGATCAGGCGCGAGCTAGGGGCGCTGCGCACCGTCCTGATATGGGCCGGCGACCAGCGCCGCATCAGCCGCGACGACGTGCCGGTGTTCAAAGGGGTGATCCCGCCCTCAGGACCGCCGCGGTTGCGGTTTCTCGACGCCACCCAGGAGCCCAGGTTCTGGGCCGAGGCGCAACGCTGGCCGGACACCCAGACCAACCCCCGGGACCGGGTCGCGGCGCAGCGGGTGGCGCTGTTCGTGGCGCTGGGGCTCGACACCGCCGCCCGGCGCGAAGCCATCATCGAGCTCACCTGGGACCGAGTGGACCTGGCGGCCGGGACCATCGACTTTCATCTACCGGGCCGGCGGCTGACCAAAAAACGCCGGGTGCGCGGGGTCAGGGTCGCCAAACGCCTGATGCCGGTCCTCAAAGAAGCCTGGCTGCGAGCCCCCAAGGACCCGGGCGGCCAGGCGATCGGCCGGGTGGTCGGGTACACCAACCCGGACAGCCTCGCCCGCCCGTTCGCCCGCTTCGCCGCCGATGTTGGCATGCCGTGGGTGACGCCGCATGTATTGCGGCACACCTGGGGCTCGCTGCGGGCGATGGAGGGCCACAGCCTCTACGACATCGCGCAGGCGATGGGCGACACGATTGCCACGATCGAGGCGATCTATCTGCACCTGTCGCCGGATCATCTGCGCGCCGTGTTCAAAGCCTAAGAACCTTCAGCCCGCACATTAAGAAAAGGCGCCGGGGGCTTACGCCCGGCGCCTTTTCCGCCTTCTAAGGGACACGACATCCCGCCTACCCACCCCGACGGGGCACCACCCCCGCGCGAGAGGAGACTGCCGAAGGTTGCGAGACTGCGGCAATCGTCTTCAGATATGGCGCATCCCGACCGGGGGCGCAAGTTTTTCCCGTTGTAGGATCCCGGACAAAGGCGCAGGCTGGTTGTGTCGGTCGCGTTACACGCGACAAACCTGCACACGACAAAAACCCCCACTCACTTCACTGCGCGCGAGGGAGCGGACCCCCATGTCTGCCAACAACCGGGTTGTGCCCTTAGTCATCCCGACGACCACCAACCGGGATTTCCTGGAGTTAATTTTCGGGGACCGGTGGGACCAAGCACTGGTCACCAGTTTCAAACGAGATCCGAGCGACCCCCAAGCACCCCGCGAAGACTGGAACGCCTGGTTAGCTGGAGATGTACTGACCAACCCGCACTTTGATGACGGCAATACTTACTTCTGTCCTTCGTTACTGGTCCCCGGGTCCCGGGACAGGATTATCAAGAACTTCCGGTCCTTACACGTTATCGTGATCGACGATGTCGGCACCAAGATCAAACTGATCGAGGTGGTGAACCTGCTGCGGGTCCAGCCGACCTACGTCATCGAGACCTCGCCGGGGAACCACCAGGCCGGCTGGAAGATCGAAGCCGAGACCAACCTGGCTTGGGTCAAGGGCATGCTGACGCAGCTCGACCGGACGCTGGGCGGGGCCGACAACCTCACTAACCCGGTGGCCTGGCGAAGGCTGCCTGTCGGGTTCAACACCAAGCAAAAATGGGTCGACCAGCTGGGACCTCAGGGGTTTCGGCTGCGGCTGCGCAAAGGCTACCCGGGGCCGATGATCCGCGGGCTCGACTGGCCCTCGGCGATCGAGGACATGATCGGCGAGATCGTGCCCTTGACCACTTTGGATCGCGGGATCGGCGATGGCCATCGCCCGGACGCGCAACAGCTGACCTCGGACCCGATCTACCGGGCGCTGGAAGAAGCCGGCTTTATCCTGGGCGAGAAGATTACCAGCGACAAACACTGGGCGGCCACCATCAAGTGCCCCTGGATCGTCGGGCACGGTCCCACGAGACCCTTGACCGGGGCCGAGTATGTGCCGGCGATCCCGGGTCAGCGAGGCTGGTTTCACTGTTTTCACTGCGAGCGCCGCGGCCAGGCCGAGTTCCGCGAAGAGCTCGATGCGGTGCTGCGCCTGGAAGGCGCCAGGATCGTGGCGAGCTTCGAGTTCGACGAGGTCGACCCGGCTGCCATCCCGCCGGTCTCGTATGCCCGCCTGGTCACGGGACAAGCGATCGATCTGTGGGACCAGAAGACCCCTCCGGCCTGGCCCGGCGGTATCCTGCCGGCAGTCCTGGAAGACACCTTATCCGAGCTGGCCGAGCGCGACGGGTTGGATCTTGGAGCCTCGGGCAGCGCCATGATCACCGCGGCCTCAGGCGCCGCCGACAAACGCGCGACGCTGACACCCTATGCCGGCTCGCAGTGGTCCGTGCCGCCGGTCCTGTGGTTGATGCTGATCGCCGAGCCCGGGCAGCGCAAGACCGCGATCCTGGGGTATCTGATGGGGCTTTTGCGCAAACGCAATGCCGAGCGCATGCGCGCCTACGCCCAAGCGATGACCAGCTGGCGCGCGGTTCCTGCGCCGCAGCGAGCGCAACAGCCGACGCCTGTAGTGCGGGCGCTTCTGGCCGAGGACACGACGATCGAGAAACTGCAGGAGTGGATGGCGGATAACCCAAGAGGTTTGCTCTACCTGCGGGACGAGCTGGCCAGCCTGTTCGAGTTCGGGCGCTACACCACCGGGACCGGCGCGGCCGAGCGCGCCAACTTCCTGGAGTTCTACGAAGGCGGTCCCACCACCATCGGCCGGATGACCAGGACCACGTCGATCGACAACTGCGCGCTGTCGATTATAGGCGGCATCCAACCGCACCGCCTGGCCGACTTCAAGGGTTTGGCCGACGACGGTCTGTTGCCGCGGTTCGGGACCCTGTTGATGCAACGAGCCGGCGTTCCCCTGCGCAAGAACACGCCGCCGGACATCAGCGCGATCAACGCCACGATCGAGCAGTTGTTGTTGCTGGGACCGGACGCCTATAGCACCGATACCGCCGGCGAAGACGTGATCCGCGACATCGAGAAGATGGGCGAGAGCCTGGCACAGCGACCCGACATCGGGGTGGGCTATCGCGGGTTCCTGCGTAAACTTCACGGGACCCACGCCCGTGTGTCCCTGGTCCTGCACCTGATTGACGGCGGCCAGGACCAAGTGGTCCCGGTGGATACCGTGCATCGAGCCGCGCGCTACGCCGAGTTTTTGCTTGGCCACGCCGAGATATTTTACGCGGGCCTTGAAGGTTCAGCCGAGCACACCGCGCAGTCGATCGGGAGCTACCTGCTGCGACACCCGGTCTCTCGGGTTACCGCCGGCCAGCTGCGCCGCGATGTTGCCGCGTGCAAGCCGCTGCGCACCTTGAAGGAGATCCAGGACGCGGTGTTCCTGTTGGTCATCGGTGGGTGGTTACTGCCCGAGACTAATTATCCGAGCAACAGCGCCTGGCGGGTGCGTCCTAACCTGGAGGACCAGTTCGCCGCCCGTAAGACATCGGAGGCGGTTCGCGCGGAAGCGGTGAAACAAGCGATGAACCATCGAGGGCTGTACCGTTGATGACCGTTGGAACCGAGATATGATCGCGCGCGCGAGAAAACCCCCCTCTCACACATTACAAAAGAGAGAGGATTTGACTATCTCTCGTGCACATATCTCGATCGCCACGACACGTTTGTTGAGCAGAAGCTAATGCAACCGTTGATATAGAGAAAAACACAAGATGTCTATTGATCCCTGGTTAATAGCTTGTGCGGTTGCGCATCTTGGTAATCGCGCGGCGTGGCAGGCTATCCATCAGAAGCTGGTAGAAGCAGGGTTTTCCGGGGACTGGAACAAAATGACTAGAACGATTTGGCTGGAACGGCAAAAGCTTGGCAAAGAGGATAACACAAGATGTCACGTTTCATCAAAACCACCAGCGGCTATCTCAACCAGGACCACATCTTGTTAATCCGGTTCGGCCTGACGAAAGAGGACGAGGGCCAGGATCTCATCCAGATGTCGGACGGCCGGATCGTGCAGACCCAGATCGAGGACTTCGACTGGCTGGGACCGAAGTATGCCGTGGACGAGGAAAACCGACGTAGGACGTTGGACGCGGCGACCGAGGCTCAACCGGAAAACCGAAGTATGCCGATGTCGATGCCGGCGGCGGCCGAGGCTGAAAACCTGCGTAGGACGATACCTCGGCCGGCTGCGGCCGAAGGGCAAAAAGAAGCCCCCGCCGACGAGGCCGGCGGGGGCGAGGGGTCGGATACGGTGTCCGAGATACCGAAGGTCTAGCGCCCCCGGCTGCGCACGATGCGCCGGCCGCGGGCGACGAGCCCGCAAGCAGTCAGTCCGCGGCCGTCGCGGGCAAGGTGAACGCGGCGAGACCCGATCATAGCCAACGGCCCTTGGTGCTGCGCATCGTGCCGAGTAGGTGGAGCGCGATCGCCAAGGCGTAGCCAAGCATGAAGGCGATTACGAGCGGTCCTTCGGCATTGATGCTGGCGCCCCACGCGATGCCGTAGCCGAACACGGCGAGGAAGGCGATCATGGCGCCCCAGCTGGCGAGCCATCGGGCGAACGCCCGTTTGCTGTTTTCAGTCATGGTGTTTCCTTTGAGGTAGGCACCCTAAAAGCCGGCTGGGATCACCCATGCCGGCTAAAGAGGCGCTACGGAGCCCGCCAGTGCGGTGGAAAGAGTCTGAGGTAGGAGAAGTCTTCCCATGCACTGACGGGCTTCCTAGGCGGTTTAAGAGCCATATGCTCGCAAGGCAGGGTAGCTCCGCGACCGCGGTCTCGGTTTCGTTCTGCGGCAGGTTGTCGCAGGGGAGCTCGACAAGCTGTTGCGGCGCCGGAGTGTTTAGCGCTGCCGCGGCGATAGCGTCCGGGTCCAAACCTAACGCAATCAACGCGCTAGTAAGCTCAGCCAAGGTCAGATCGTTGATTTTTCGGCCGGTCAGGAAGGTTGCGGCGTGGAAATGCTCTCGCAACGCGCGGCGCAACGCCGAACGCGCGACATGGGATGGGTAAGCCACTGTATTTACCTCTCGTTTCGGTGTGGTGTAGGCTGGTGGTGTCGTGTCGTGGCAAGCGCCACGCAGGACAAGTGCCTTACGCGCACTACAAAAACAAGAGGGTTGGCAGGACAACGTGACTTGGCGCGGATCGCCAAACAGCATCGCCGCGCTGCGGCAGCATCACGTTCTGTTGCAGGACCAGCGCAAATGCCGCCGGTGCCGTCAGGTTGCGATGCGTGGCCAGGACCATTGCCGCATGCACGTTGGTCGCTGGACTACGGTTCAGCCGTCAGCGGGTCGCGCCGAGAGCCGCATGCTCGGGAAGCTGGAACGCGCCGGCTTGTTACCCTTCGATTTGATCAGCTTGCCGCTCTGGCGAAACCTCAACGGTCTTCCAACAGGACAGCGCGCGCCGATGCGGCTGGCGTTGGTGCATGCTTGGGACAAGCGGGACGCGGCGCCGTTGCGTTGGGCGCAGGTTCAGCGTCAAGCGATCAGCTTGGGCGCACGACCCGGCAAACGGCAGAACACGGCGTATTGGTATGAGAACGCTTAACAGGACCACCAAAGGACCAGCCGGGACCAGAGGCAGGACCAGCCGGGACCAGAACACAAAACGTGATTTTGTCCCGGATAAGCTCCCAGATGACCGCCCCAACACACAGAGTTTTCAGGTGCGCGACCAGCTCCGAGAGCTGCTTTCGGCAGCTGACACTCCGGCAGCTGCAAAAGTCAACGCAGCCCGAACACTCGCCGAAATCGAGGGGATGATCGGCCGGCATCAGCTGGCTCCCATCGCGGGGACCACGGCTCCCCTGTCGTCACTGTCACGAGACCAGCTAACCGCCGAGCTTGACCGTCTTCGCACACTGTTCGAGCTTGGTCTCGTCACTTAACCCACTGATCCACCTACCCGAGCCGCTTCCTCTTCAAGGAACCTGCCGTGTCACTACCGGTCCCAGGACCGGCAGCCCCGGGGGCTTCCGCCCCCCTCCAGGGGTGCCCGACCGCGCGCCTCGAACCTCTGACTGACCTTCGTAGTAAGTTGGGGTCATATTATCTTTGTAACAACTTTGGGCCGCCGCGCGGTCTGGCCGCCATACTTCTAAATACATATAAAGACCCCCCCGCCCCGCCGTATGCCGCGGTCGCAACTCTCCTGAAGCCTTCCCGCGCCGGCCGGAGTGTGCCTTGCCTAGGGGCACGCGCACCCGCGCTTCGAGTATTTTGTTGGATGGCGACCGCTTTGTCGGCGGCGGCTGGCGGGACCGCGGGGGTAAGCCGCGCCTAATCTACGCTGCAGCCTTCGGGGCCTGGGTTACGCTTGATCAGCACTTGTCGTTGCACGAAACCGGCGCGTTTGGCTTCACGGTCGAGGCGTTGGCGCAACTCGGCCTGGGAGAAATCCTGGCCTTTGTACTCCCGGTTGGCGCGCCTGGCCTGGTTTTTCTGAAGCCAGCGCGTCTTGAGCCGTCGCGATCCGATAAAGCCGCTCACCCCCACAATATACAGCATCCTTTGCGTTTTGTCCTGCAATGTGTAGGGTGCCTCGCCCTACACGGGAAGACAAATGCCGGTTGTCGCCCTAAAACCGCGCCGCGGGTACTCTTTTACCGATCACGCGGTGGCCAACCCCGCGGCTCCCCCGCCCGGCGATCGTCTCGATGGCGAGGTCGACCGGATCGACCGAACCTTGGCCGAGATCCTCGACTATCTGGCCACCCTGAAGCTCCCTGCCCCCAGCGTTTCTGCGGCTTCCACCGCCGCGGTAGGCGTTTTGGGCGGCAACGAGACCCACTCGATCCCGGGCGCCGACCCCAACGCCCTGGCGATGGATTGGGCCGAAGTCTCGGCCGAGTGGGCCGAGCACATGCCGGACACCATCCCGGGCAACATCCTGGCCGTCATGGGGGTCACCGGGGACCACTGGTCCTCGCGCTGGTGGGCCAACCGGGCGGCCCAGCTGGTCTCGCAGAAAGCCGGCCCGGCGATCGCCTTTATCGGCGCCGACCCGCCGCCGAACCCGACCATCGGGTCCCTGTGGTGGGACAACGAGGGCGGCAACCTCTACATATATTACAACGACATAAACACCAACCAGTGGGTCGTTGTCACCAACCAGCCGCAGACCCAGGGGGCGGCGGCTACGATCGCCGGCGCGCCGCCCGCGGTCACCTTGCCGGGCTCGCTGTGGTTCGATAGTGACGCCGGCCAGCTCTACCTCAAGTATGCCGACCCGACCTCGTCCCAGTGGGTCCCGGTGGTCAACCAGCTGACCACCCCGGTGGTGCCGGCCAACGTCCTGGCGCCGGTCTCCGGCGCGGTCGTCACGCTCGCTACCGTGGCCCCGGTTTATGTCAACAATCCTGCCCTGTTGGCGGCTCTGACCCTGAAACTGCCCCCCGCTGTGATCGGCCAGAGCATGGAAATCGGGTTTCGCAACCCCATCACCGTGCTCACCCTGCAGGACAGCGCCGGCGCGCCGATTTCGGGCGCGCCCACCTCGGCCTACGGCCCGGGCGCGGCGATCGAGATGCGTTTTGACGCCCCCGGATGGATTTACTGGAAATGAGAGCTTTCCTCGCGCTTTTCGCGCTTTTCTGCCTTTGGGCGGTCACCCCGGCCCAGGCCCAGGCACCGTTCCAGGCGTCCGGCGCCACGGTCTCCCTGGCGGTCACCGGGACCACCGGGCGTGTCGCGGTGCCCACCGACGCCTACAACACCTCGGTTAGGGCCTACAACAGCGGCACCGTTGCGGTTTTTGTCGCTTGCGGCGATGTCACGGTGACCGCCACGGTGGGGGCGGGGCTACCCGTAGCGCCGGGCACGGTCGAGGTCCTGGGTTGCGGCAAAGGCTATATTGCCGGGATCTCTGCCGGCACCGCCGCGACGCTCTACCTCACCCCCGGCGCCGGGATCTGAGGGATGCGTTGGTGCGCGCTCTTTTTGGCGCTTTTGCTGGGGTTGGCGATCGCCGGGCTGGCTGACGCCCGGATGCACGCCGGCCCCAACATGCTGACCGCCGGGCACCGACTGAAGGGGACGACGATCCCCGGTATGCCGGCGCCGCCGCTCGACGCGATCGCGACCCCGGTCAAGGCGGCGTACGGCTTTCGCAAGCTGCGCACGGCTTACGCGGGGGCGGCGATGCGCCTGCAGCGGTTCCCGCTGGGCGACGTGGTCAGTCCCGGGTTTATCAACAATCAGTATGACGAGGCGACGGCACGCACGTTCTGCACGTTGGCGGGTCAAACCTGCATCATCGAGACATGGTATGACCAAGGCCCCAACGGCTACCATGTACCGCGTTCCGGCGGGGCTCCGTTACTGCGTCTTGATTGTAAGGGCAACCGCCCGTGCTCGATTTCAAACGGCGGTGCGTACAACGCTGGGGGACCTTTTCCGATGGCCGCCGGCAAGAGCACGCTTAACTTTATCGGCTATCGTGGTGGTAATATCGCCAACGGTTGCGGCTATGTAATAAAGGGCGCTAATCAAATAACGCCGACCACACCGGCAAATACATGGTTTGTGACGGACTACACCTCCGGTTCTTTCAACTTTACGGCAGCCGATGATGCGTGGCACGCGATTACCGCGACGATCGGCGGCGACGGGATCATACCTTCGATGTTAAACCTGGACGGGGTCGAAACATCGAACCCGCCATTGTACGGCGATGCAGTTAACCCAAACAACATCATCATAGCTGTCGGCAACGGCACTGGCGATACGATTTGCCAGGAGATGGAGGCGCTCATCTGGGACAACTATGTTTTGTCCCCGGCCGAGCGCGCCGCCCTGGCGATAAACCAGCGGACCTGGGGCGGCATCTGATATGCGAAAGCTCCTGCTGGCGTTCCTTGTTGCGATGCTGGCGGCCCCGGCGGCGGCGGATATGTACCCGGACGCCAGCAACGCCAAGCTGCCACAGGCCCGCCAGAACCTGGGGACCGGCAAGCCGGTATCGATCGTCGATCACGGCGCCAAGGCCGATGCAGTTGTTTTGCAAGACGGCGTGATGGCGGCCGGCTCGACAACGTTCACCAGCGCCAGCGCCAACTTCAGCCAGGCCGATGTCGGCAAAAAGATCCAGGTGGATGGCGCTGCCGGCGTCTGGCTGCCGCCGCTGCGGACCACGATCAGCGCGGTGACCGACGCGCACACCATCACTCTGGCGGCGCCTGCCACCAAGGCGACGCCGCGGCGCTGGCTGGCGGCGGCTTTTGTCCAAACCCCGCGCAGTACGGGCAACTATGTGCCGGGTGATGTGGTGACCGTGCAAGGCGGCACGTTCGCCACGGCGGCGGTGCTCAAGGTTGTCAGCACGAACGTAACGGCGACAAGCATTGTGGCCGGCGGCAGTGGGGTGAACGGCGCTTGCCGGGTACAAGGCACAACCGGTGGCGGCACGCTGTTTCAGCAGGACGTGACGATCAGCGGCGGTACGATTACCGCGCTGGGGTCGCTATACACGGCGGGGCACTATTTTACCAAGCCGACCAACCTCGCGGTTGAGCCGATAACTAATGCGCCTGGGTACAACTGCCTAGCATCGGGCGCGACGCTCGCTTTGACGATGGGTGTTGAGCAGGTTCAGGTCCAGACCAAGGGCGACTATGACCCGGTAGCGATCCCGGCAGACCCGTTTACCACGACGGCGGGGTCGATCAGCGGCGCGACCGGCGCGACGTTCAACTCCGGCGGCATACCGTGGGGTACGTTTAACCCGACGGGCATGTTTGTTTACGGTCACGACGACAGTCAGGCATTGAAAGACAGCATCGACGCGGCCGCAGCGATGTTTGCTGGCGGCAAGCAGGCTTTTGTCTTTATGCCGGCGGGCAACTATCTGATCGACAGCGTCCAGACGCCGCTCATGTGGTCCGGGCTGGGCTTCATCGGCGAAGGGTTGATCAAAACAACGATCATTGTCGGCGCAAACTATGTCGGTGATCTGTTTGCCTGGGACGAGGCGTGGGCCGGGGCCGGGATCAGCTATGGCGGCCTCGGCGGTACGATGAACCCGGTCGTGAACTATGCCGGGCCGAAGATTAAGGAGATGTCGATCACCGGCACTCGGGCGGCCGGGACGCAGCAAAACGCTATTATGTTTTACGACCGGGCCGATGGGGTCGAGATCGACAACGTGCATATCAGTTATCTTACCGGAAGGTGCCTAGCATCCGGTATCCGTAAGATCCCCGATTACCCGGCGTCTATGCGGGAAAGCAACATCAGTCGGTTTGGTTGTATGGTGGTAGGCGGGCCAAACATCCCGGCAGTAGAGTTCAGCACCGAGGGGAACGGCGACGCGGTTGACGAGATCAACATCAACGATATGAACATTTACGCCAACTACGGCGATGGATTTGTCATCCGCAATAAAAGCACAAGCGGCAATCCTGCCAGAAACTTCCGTATCAACAAACTCCGCATCGAGGGGCAGCAATGGGTCGAGGCTGGTCTCGGTGGCGATCTGTTCAAGCTCGGCGATGCGGCCTATAACGGCCCGATCACTGGAGTTTACATCAACCAGCTTGAGTTGTTTACCGCCTACCCCAACAAGGCAGCATTACGCATCACCGGCCCGGCGGATATTTATTATATCCAGGTCGAAAGCGGCATCATCGGCAGTGGTTTGCCCTTCGGTAAGGGCTTGGTCATAGAAACGGGGCGAAGCTTGTCTTTTAGGCTCCGCGATATTCTATCTTACGATACAGCCGTTACGATAACAGGCGGCGGCGGCGCATTTCTTGATCTGGATGGCGGTGAGCAATGGCTGACCTATAATGTCCCCAACCCGCAGCTATTAAGTTCGCCGGTACGCAAGGTCGGGTTGCCGTTCGCCCAGGCCGATCGTAATTTGAACCCTACTCTCACCGCGCTGTATCCCGACAACACGGTACGCGCCGGCACGGGGCGCGCCGCCGGCGCAGTCGATTGGCAGATGGTGCGCGACAAGGCAGATCTGGTGGCGCGCGGGCAGTCATCGGTGATCAGTGGCGGCGACAGCAACAGTATCAGCGACGGGGGTTTCCAAGCGGTAATCGGCGGCGGCACCTGGAACTCGATAAATGGTCCTGTAGGTACGATTTCCGGTGGCAGTCACAACGCCGTTACAGGGTTTGTTACGACGATCCCTGGCGGTATGTTTACTACCGATAGAGGTGCTACCGGCGGCATGTATATTGGCTCGCCGGGATGCCAGCCTTACCAGACCCAAGGTTCCTGTCAGCGATCCTGGCACACTTTCGGGGCGTTCCCCAACACGGCGGCGGCGGTGCGGTTGACCTCCGACATGGCGGCGCCGGCTGCCACAGGTGCCAACTGTCTGCCGATCCCCGGCGGCACAAGCTACCAGATCGTGGTGCGGGCGACGGCGCGGAGCTGGGAGGGCAACGAGCATGCGACCTGGGATGCGAAGCAGGGCATGCTGGTTCACAAAGGCGGGTTCCCGACGCAATACATCGGTGACGCCGGCGGTGCTCAGTCGCAGTCGACGGCGGGGCCGTTCGGTACGCTGGGGATCGCGGCCGACGCGACGAACAACTGCCTTGCGCTGACTTACACACCGCCGGCAGGCAACACCAACAATATCCACATCGTCGCAACCGTCGATGCGGTCGAGGTGCAGTGATGCTGGATTTTCCTGACGCCCCGATCCTCGACCAGCTTTTTACCGTCGGCGACATCAACTGGCGCTGGGACGGCGAGAAGTGGGTGGTCTCTACCGTCGATGCCGGCACCGGCGGCGGCGGCGGTTTTAACGACTTTGTCTTGAAGTCCGGCGACACGATGTCGGGTACCTTGCATATGCTGGGTAATCCAGTCGGTGACCCGGTTCTGTATATTGGACCCTGGACCGACACGTCGACAAACCTGCACCAATCTCTGTTTATCCAGCATTGGTATGATGCTCCTGCGGGGGCGCCGCAGTGGGTGGCGTCGCCGATCGGGATACAGATAAACATTATGGGCACTCCAAACTATTATGTTTGGGGCATTAACCTGGAAACGGACATCAACACGACGGGCGGCCCGCCCGAGGTTCGGCCGCAGCATGTCGGTTATGCCACTACGACACGGCGTCATCGCAGCAACGATATTTGTTTTGCCTATTACGGCATGATCGAGGACATGTCGGGGCAAAACATCGGGGCTGATATTGGGTTCGAGTTGGACATCAACTGCAGCGGCCCCGAGCCGTCGGCCACCGCATGGCAACCCGGTTTTGGCGGCCGGTCGATGCTTGAGATTAACAACAACCACTACCCGCATGTCGCTTGGGCGGCGAACCACGCCTACCTGAAAGACGCTGTCGTAGCACCCGGCAACGGCCATGTTTACGTCTGTCAGACCGCCGGGACCAGCGGTGCTACGGCACCGGTTTGGCCGACCTCCGGCACGATAACAGATGGCACGGTGACCTGGGCCTACGGCACGACCTTCACTAACGAGATCAGCCGGGCGATCAGCATCGCAGCGGGATCGAACTCCGCTTACGGCGCCGGGATCATGTTTACCGGGAAGTTTTACGATGCTTGTCTTGATTTGTCCTTGGCGACGCGCGACACCGCAAGGAACCCCAAAGCAGTCGGCATCCGGCTGGCGAACCAGATGCAAATAGACTTCTCCGGCGACGGCACCGACGCCGGACAGAGCCGGCATCAACTGTGGTGGGACGGCCCGACCCAGGCTTTAGTCTACGGGACCAATGTTCCGCTGTTTTCGATCCACGACAGTGGGGTTCTCCAGATCGTACCGCCGGTCAACGCGGTGAACGACGCTGCGGCAACGGCTGCGGGGGTGCCAGTCGGCGGTATCTACCGCAACGGCAGTGTCCTGATGGTCCGAGTGGCGGGGGCACCATGAGCCCCGAAACCCGGGTGCCGGTGACCCTCACCGCGGCCCAGTGGAACCAGGTCCTGGCGATGCTGGCCGAGCAACCCTACCGCATCACGGCGCCGTTGATTGCCGAGATCCAGCGGCAAGTGCAGCAGTTCATTGCGGATGGCGACAGCTACCAGCACCCGGCCGGGCGGTCGCCGGCTTCCTGGAAGGCGGCCGAGTGATGGCCGCCCTCGATTTTCCCGCCTCGCCAGCTTTCGGCCAGGTTCACGCCATAGCCGACATTACCTGGGTGTGGGATGGGGAGAAATGGGTCAGCGGCCATGCCGGCGGCACCTTGTCGGCCTATTTGCCGCTTTCCGGCGGTGTTTTGACGGGGCCGTTGTCGGCGCCGGAGTATCGGCTGACCAATGGTGGCGCCAAGTTCGCCCTGGCCACCAACTACTATCACGCCATTTGCGACTTTGACGGCGGCGGCGCTATCTTTCTTGGCGGCGGGCATACCGGGCAAAGCAGTATTTACCGCGCCGCTACACACTACATCCAGTCGAAGGACGCGACCGCTACGTTTGCCACCTTCGACGTGGCCGGGCTGACTGTTTTTGCTCCGATGGTCAGCGTTACCGAGCAGTATAAGCTGGCGGGCGTGAGGTTTGCCACAAGAGGCATCGACGGCGAGCCCGCGCACGTTGTCTACGACTGGGACGGGGGTATTTCGTTCCTGCTTTATGGCTCCGGCCGCGGGTTCATTAACTATTACCGGGCCGAGCAGCACGTTTTTACCAATAAAGCCGGCGACCGGGTGTTCACCACGCTGAACTCGTCTGGCAACCTCATCCTCAGTGGCGCGATTACCGCGACCAGCATCACCGCCAGCGGCACGATCACGGGCGCCTTGCTGGCGTCGACCGGTGGGGTGAGTGCTGCCGGCAATATCAACGCGGCGGGCACGGTGCAGGCCCAGCAGCTGACCAGCAACGGCAACATCAACGCCGCCGGCAACGTCGTTACCGTCAACCTCAACGCTTCCAGCACGGTCAACGCCAACACCGTGGCAGCCACCGGCACGGTCAGCGGTAACCTCCTGACCGGTAACAGCGTCAGTTCCAATACCACCGTCAACGGCGCGCAGTACAATCTTCGCGGCGCGCCGTTTGCCACGTTGGATGCCGGCGCTCTTGTAACTCAGCTTAGCGATCCGCAGTACATCAACATCTCGATGTATACGAGCGGGACTAACTACTACGACAACAGTCAGCATGTTTTTCGCAGCCGGGCGGCTGCTTATGGCGGCGGCACGACTTACGCGATCTTTAATGCCGGCGGATCGTACAACCAGACGGGCGGCTGGGGGGTCATCTCGGACGATACGGTGAAAACCAATGTCGCGCCGTATACTGCCGGCCTGGCGCAAGTAAAACAGCTCAACCCGGTCTCGTTCGAGTACACCCCGGCTGCCCTCATGCGTGCGGCGGGCGAGACCAATTACGGGCTGATGGCCTCTGAGGTCCAGCCGGTGGTCCCGGAAATGGTCAGCGAGGCCGAGCTGGAGATCGACGGCGTGCCGAACCCGGTGCAGACCTTGCTGCCGACCCACTTGATTTACCTTCTCGTCAACGCCGTGAAAGAGCTGTCGGCCCGGGTCGAGCAGCTGGAGGCGGGCACACCCTCTTAAAGGAAGGACTGAAAATGGCTGTCGATCTCCAAGCCGTAAGCCTGCAAGGCACCTACCGGATCGGGTTCAAGCCCCCGGCCGAACGTTCTCTCGCCGCCGGCGAGCTCTATATCGAGGTCGGTAGCGGCGCCCCCAAGCTCTGGGTCGGCGCGATGCAGGACGCTGGCCTTGTCGGCAACCTGGCGGTGTTTGCCACCGCCGAGGCCGCCCCCCTGGTCCCGCCGGTCAACCGCGATGTCCCGGCGGTGACCCAGGCGGGGGCCACCCTCAACTGCACGATGGGCAACTGGGACGGCGAGCCGACCGCCTACGCTTACCAGTGGAAGCTCGACGGGGTGGACGCCGGCGACGGCACCGCGAACTACATTACGGTCGCCGGCGATGTCGGGAAAACCGCAATCTGCACGGTCTCGGCCACTAACGCCGCCGGCACCACCGTGGGGCCGCCGTCAAACCAGGTAATGATCGCGCCGGAGGCTGGTGTCGCCGGGTCGGCCGCGCCCGGGATCGAAATGCAGAACAGCCCGGCGCCGCAGTCGCAGGCCGAGCCCAAGGCCGAGCCCCCCAAGGAAGAGCCCAGGGAAGAGCCCAAGGCCGAAGAGCCGCACTCGCGGCGAAATCATCGCTAAAGGGAGGCTTCGATGGCGGCGTCCCAGGGCCAACCGGCACCGCTGACGGTGTCGTCCCCGCCACCGCACCCGACGATGGCGGTCTTCCGGTGCCTCAAGCAGTCGTTCCGCGACTATCACAGCGGCACCGGCGCGACGATGACGGTGGCGACACCCGCCGGTCAGTCGCACGGCGCGACCTTGACGATCTCCGGGACCATCGATGTCGACCCCTCGGTCCTGACATTGCCTCCGGCGGTCTCGGTCAGCCTGACCCAGGCCGGCGCGGTGGTCGCGACCCGTGATGCCCCCGTCACCGCGGGGAACCCCGGGACCTATACGACCACCTTCCCGGTGAACACCCTGGCAGCCGGCGCGGCAACCGCCACGGCAACGTCGATTGTCCCGCAAAAGACCGCCACGACGGCGTCTTTCACCATGACGTAGGCTATGTCGCCTGATCTTGCCCGGTATGAGGGGGTCCTCAAACGCCTGATTGCGGTCACCGAGGCCGAGACCTCGATGCTCGCCTTCACCAAACTGATGATGCCCTCGCCGCGCTACCCGGACGACCCGGATTTCAGCCGGTACGAGGTCCAGCGGTTCCATGAAGTCATGTGTGCCGCCTTGGAAGAGCTCGAAGCGGGCCGGATCAGACGTTTGATCATCAATTTGCCCCCAAGACACGGCAAAACCCAGCTCGCCAGCAAGATGTTCACCGCCTGGTTTTCGGGCAAAAACCCTGATAAATCGGTCATTTTCGGCACCTACAACGAGAAATTTAGCCAGGACATCGGTCGCGCGGTGCGCGACATCATGTTGATGCCGCCTTACGCCCAAGTCTTCCCCGGGACCACCTTAAAGACCGACAGTAAAGCCTCGGATCGTCTTGAGACCACCGAGGGCGGTATTTTGGCCTTTGTCGGCCGCGGCGGGACCACCACCGGCCGCGGCGGCGACCTCCTGGTGATCGACGATCCGATCAAAGACAGGATGGAAGCGGACAGTCCGACCATCCGCGACACCTTATGGACCTGGTTCACCCAGGTCATCGCCTCGCGGCTGATGGACGAGACCGGCCGGATCATGCTGATCCAGACCCGCTGGCACCAGGACGACCTGATCGGCAGATTAACCGACCCCCATAACTCGTACTACGACCCCGAGGAGGCCGCCGAGTGGCGCATCATCGATTTGCCCGCTTTGGCCTTCGACGACGGGAAGGACCCGCTGCGGCGCCAGGTGGGGGAGCCCCTGTGGCCCGGACGATTTGGCAAGACCTATCTCCAGGCCCTGCAGCGCCGCGACGTGCGGGGATTTTCGGCCTTATACCAAGGGCGGCCAAGCCCGGCTGGCGGGACGTTTTTCTCGGTGGACTGGCTCCATACATACCGGCCCAACGATCTGCCCTCTTCGCTGCGGTGCTACGCCGCTTCCGACCACGCGGTCGCCTTAAAGCAAGGGTCGGACAAGACCTGCCTGATGGTGGTCGGGATCGACAAGGATGATCTGATCTGGGTCCTGCCGGACCTGGTGTGGCGGCAGATGAACGCCGAGCAGACGGTCGAGAGCATGCTGCGCATGATGAAGGCCCACAGGCCCCTCTTTTGGTGGGCTGAGCGCGGTCACATCAGTAAGTCGATCGGGCCGTTCCTGCGCAAGCGGATGTTGGAGACCCACACTTTCTGCTCTCTTATCGAGATGCAGCCGATCGCGGATAAACAAACCCGGGCGCAGTCGATCCAGGGAAGATTAAGCATGAACCGGGTGCGTTTTCCCGAGCGGGCGCCCTGGTGGCCGGCCGCCCGGGACCAGATGTTGAAGTTCCCCTACGACGCGCACGACGATTTTGTCGATACTTTGGCCTATATCGGGCTTGGCCTGACCCTGCAGGTCGGGGCCAGCCAGCCCAAGGACCCGACCGCCGATCGCCCCTCCGAAAACACCTATGCCTGGCTCAAGATGCAGCGCGAGCAGGCCGAGCGCAGCGTGAAACTGGGTTACGCCTCGGGAGGCTGGTGATGATCGTCTTGGTGCTGTTCGTCGTCGCGATGTTCCTTTGGTTTTTGTCGCTGACCCCGCTGGCGGCGCCATATATCGTCTTGGTGCTGTTCGTCGTCGCGATGTTCCTTTGGTTTTTGTCGCTGACCCCGCCGGCGGCGCCATATGTGGCAGGACGCCCGTGGATTGCCTGGATTTGTGTATTGTTACTAGGGGTTTACGTCTTCGTGCCGGCGCTGCGGGGATAGGGCACGAAAATGTCTGATTTAGGTGCCCCTCCCCCAATGCTAGGTCCGGGACCACCGGTCCTGGCGCAGCCTAGTATGGGGATCGACCCAAACCAGCTGGTCACCCAGGACCAAACTTTCGTCAACCGGGACAAACCGACCCCGGACGAACCTCGGCGCAAACTCGTCAACCGCTGGCAGGACCGGGTCAAGCGCGCCAAGCGCCACTGGCGTATGCCCTTCAAGCGCATGCGCGAGAACATGGAGTTCTGCGAAGGCCGGCAATGGCCCGAGATCGCCAAATCCGAAAAGCGTGACGATCGTTATGTTGCGAACATTTGCATCCGGCATGTCCTGCAGCGCACTGCCGAGCTCTACCCCAACAATCCGACGATGCAGGCGAAGTCCAAGCCCAAACTCATCGCCACGGTGTGGGACGGCAGCGAACAGCAGCTGATGCAGGCGCAGCAATCGATGCAGTTCGCCGCTCAGTCCGGCATGCCGCCCGACCCCAACTCGATGGCGATCCTGCAGGACGCGGCTACCGTCAAGCAGTTCGACCAGATCACCGCCAAGGTCGGGCGTACTTTAGAACTGCTCTACGAGTACAACATCCAGGAGCAAAATCACTCCTTCAAGCAGTCGATGAAGATGTCGATCCGCAGGAGCATCATCACCGGGGTCGGCTACGTTAAGTTAGGGTTTCAGCGGGCGATGCAGATGGCGCCCGAGGTCGAGCACCGGATCGCCGATATGTCGGAGCGGCTGGCCAACATCGAGCGCCTGGCCGGCGATCTCTCGGATGACGAGATCCAGCCCGATAGCGCTGACGCCGAGAGCTTAAAAATCGCGATCCAAAGCTTGTCCCAAGAGGGCCAGCTGATTGTGCGGGAAGGTCTCACTTTCGATTATCCCGACAGTACCGCGATCATCCCCGACCCGCGCTGCCGCACCCTGAAAGGGTTTCTCGGCGCCGATTGGGTGGCGCAAGAGTATTTGCTGACCGAAGACGAGATCGAAGAGATCTACATGGTCGATGTTGGCACCTCTTATACCGCCTACAACGAGCACGGTCAGACCACTGGTTACGAGCCCTCGGGCGAGCGGCACTACTCTGCCGGCAGCGGTGACAGTGACGGTCTGGTGGCGCCGAGCCTGGCCTGCGTCTGGGAGATCTACAACCGCAAGGACGGCAGCGTCTACGTCGTCTGCGACGGCTACCCGGACTTCCTGCAGGAACCGGGGCCGCCGGAGACCCAGACCACCCGGTTCTGGCCGTGGTTCAGTATCGTTCTCAACGAGGGCTACGACGAGAAGACCCTCTTCCCGCAGTCGGACATCGACTTGATCCGGGACATGCAGCTCGAACTCAACCGCGCCCGCCAGGGGCTGCGCGAGCACCGGCGCGCCAACCGGCCGAAGACCGCGGTCGCGGCGGGCCTCCTGGAGGAGCCCGATCTTGAAAAGCTCCGCACCCACCCGGCCAACGCGCTACTGGAGCTCAATGCCCTGGCCCCGGGACAGAAAATCGACGACGTTTTGCAGGTCATCCATATGCCGCCGATCGATGCGGCGGTTTACGATACGGGTCCGGTTTTTGAGGATGTCCTTCGGGTCCTGGGGTCCGACCAAGCCGATCAAGGCACTACCTCGAACGCCACGGCAACCGAGGTTTCGGTCGCGCAGTTCTCTCAGAACACCGACCTCACCTCGACGATCGACGACATCAACGACGTGATGACCGAGATGGCCCAGGCCGCGAGCCAAATCCTCGTCCTCAACGTCAGCCAGGAGACTGTCACCAAGATCGTCGGCCCCGGCGCGGTGTGGCCCATGTTGGACAAGCAGACCGTCGCCGAGAACGTCTGGCTGGAAGTGGATGTCGGCGCTAACGGCCCGCCTGACCGCCAGCAGGATGTGCAGATGCTGACCCAGCTGGTGCCCCTCCTGCAGCGCATCCCGGGGATTAACCCGGAGTGGCTGGCCCGCCAGTTGATCAACCGGATGGGCGACAGCCTCGACCTCAGCGAGGCGTTCTCCGAGGGCGTCCCCAGCATGGAAGCCTTGAACCAACTGATGGGGCGCCCGCCAGCCCCGCCCGCCGGTCCCGAGGGGGGACCGGCGGGCGAGGGTGGCCCCGAGGGGGCCGGACGCGGCCCTCCCCGGCCGCCTGACCCCGGCGCCGATCCTAACGCGCAGGGACCGGTGGGCGCCACCAACGCGATGACCGGTCCCGGGACCGCGGGGGCGCTGGGACCGCGGGTGCCGCCGCTTCAGGTCTACGGCCGCAACGGTAACCGTCCCGGCCTGGGCGGCGGCATGCCGCGCGGCGCCACCAGCAACCCGGGGTTCCCGACGCCATGATCCTGCTGACCGCTGCCTTGGTCCTGGTGCTGTTGCACCGGGCCGACGGCAGTCCGGTGCATGTCGCTCCGTCACAGATTACGTCGTTGCATGATAGACCGGCAGTAGGGGTGCGGGTGGTCAGCCGCGCGGCGAACTGCGTGATCTGGCTGGCTGACGGCAAGGTGCTGGCGGTGCTGGAGCCGTGCGACGTGGTCCGGAAATTGTTGTCCGAGGCGGGCGGCGCCCCATAGCTTGTGTCCTGCGCAGGACAAAACCCTAGACACCAACCCTACAAAAGCCCATAAGCTCTTGCCGGAACACAAGGATCGGCAAGACCTTGTCGGACGACAACTCGATCCCAGACGTAGCGGCGCCCTCGTCAGGCGCACCCGAACCTTCAGCACCGGCGCAGCCATCGCCGGCGCCCGACAGTAATGCGCCGCCGTCAAGCGCACCCGACGTAACATCGCCATCGTCAGGCGACAGCCGCCAGTCAGACCGTGAAGGGCTACTTGCCGTAGTCAAGACGGTCGTGGAGACCAGGCCCGAGAAATCGGCCCTCCCCTCGGACGCTACCGACGCGGAGACCGACACCCAGGACCAGACCTCCCAGGACCAGGCAGCGGCTACGGGCGAGGGGACACCCCCGCCGGATGTCAAACCACCTGAACTTGCCGACCCGACCGAGGCCGATCTTAAAAAGCTCCGGCCGGAAACCCGGCGGCGTTTCGAGCAACTGCTATCGCAGCGCAACGAGGCTCGTCAGAGCTTCGAGGCAGTACAGCCGGAGCTGGAACAGCACCGGCAGTTGCAGGGCTATCTTCAGCAGCACCAGTTGGCACCGGAAGATGTCAACCAGCTCCTGGGGGTGGGTGCCGCCCTGCGGCGCGGCGATTACCAGGGCTTTCTCGACGGTGTCACACCTTATGTGCTCGCCGCCCAGGAAGTCTTGGGTCTGCGTATCAGCTCCGATCTGCAAACCCAGGTCGACGAAGGGCTGATCGACGATGCAACCGCTCGCGAGCTGACGCGCACGCGGCACCGCGCCGCGCAAGCGGAAGCTCGCCTCAACGACGCGCAACAGGTGGCGACCCAAACCCAGCAGACGCAGCAAGTGGATCATATCCGCAACGCTGTCGACACCTGGGAAGCCGGCATCCAGCGGACAGACCCCGACTACGCCCAAATGTCGGGTGCTGTTCGTCGGTTTGCCCAAGGACTTCTGCAGGAACGGGGGCTCCCCCAGAACCAGCAGCAAGCCGTGGCACTGGTGCAAGCGGCGTATGACGAAGCCAAAGCGGTGTTCCGCCGAGCGCAGCCCGCGCCGCGGCCGACCCGCCCCTCTCCGTCCAGCATCCATGTCGCAACCGGCACGTCCGCTGGCGCCAATCCACGCAACATGAAGGAAGCCGTGGTGATGGCGCTCGCAAACATGCGGCGGGCCTCCTGATGTGGATAAACCGCGATGGCGTTTACAGCTGGAGAAGTCACCAACATCGCTAATGCCGCCCTCGACTACTACTATAACAAGGGCGACACCTTTAAGCAGTCGATCCAGTCCAAGCCGCTCCTGCGTCTTATGGAAGGTTCTGCCAAGTCTTTCCCGGGCGGCAAGGGATCTATCTCGCTGGGGGTCAAAGGCACTTACGGCGCCGGCGGCACCAACGACAAGGTGGTTGGGTACACCCACAACGACACCGTGAGCTTCTATACGCCTGCCAACATCCAGCGGGCCAACTACCCCTGGCGCGAGCACCATATCGGTCTGACGCTCACCCACACCGAGCTGAAGATTGACGGCATCTCCGTCACCGACGAAGAGGGCAACGGCGAGACCCTGTCGAACCACAGCGACCGGGATGTCACCGTCCTCGTCAACCTCCTGCAGGACAAGCTGGAGGATTTCGGCGAGCAGTACGCCCGCACGATGAACGCCCTCTTATGGGGCGACGGGGTGGCCGACGCCAAGGCGCTCGCGGGCATCCAGTCGATCATCGCGGCGATCCCCAACGCCGGGACCCTCGGGGGCATCGCCCGGAACACCAACACCTGGTGGCAGAACCGGGCCGCGACGGCGGCCTATGGCGGCGCCGGCGGGCGCGGCGCGGTGACCTCCAATGCGGCCAACGGCGGCGCGCTCCTGCAGTTTCTGCAGAACGAGTACCGCCAGCTGATCCGCTACGGCGGCCGGCCGACCAAGTGCCTCGCCGGATCGGCCTTTATCAACGCGATGGAGATCGAGCTGCGGGCGAACGGCAACTACTCGATGACCGGTTTCACCGGGACCCAGGACGGCAGCATGGGCCAGCTGAAGTTCATGGGCACGACGATCGAGTACGACCCGACCTTGGACGATCTCGGCTTCACCAAGCGGGCCTACTGGTGGGACCCGCGGCACATCTATTTGATGAAGATGGACGGTGAGTGGGACCACAAGTTTACCCCCTCGCGGCCCTACAACCAGTTCGTCGTCTACAAGTCGATGACCCACACGGGTCAGATGGTTGCGCAACAGGTGAACTCGGCGCTCGTCGTCGAGATCGCCTAACCGCGCGCGGGGACCAGTCTCCAGTTCCCCTGGCTGGTCCCCGTTTTTCTAAAGGAGGAAAGATGCCGGCTTTTCATCTTTTGCGTTGCCTGGTCGCGCTGGGCGGCGGTTCGCAGCCCGACACGGTGGTCTACCGGGACCGGACCCGGCCGATCGTCTTCCCCGAGCTGCCGATCCTGCAGTACATGCACGGCGAGGAGGCGATCACCGAGATCCATGTGGTCGGCCAGTGGGACGCCACCAACGAAGAGGTCCTGCAGCGGCTGCAGCTGACCTATGAGCCGGATGTCATTAAAGAGGTCTTTCCCGGCGCTCGCCCACGACTGCCGCTGTCGGACCCCTCGATCCCGAAATGCACGCTCCCGGTCTACAAGCCGCGCTCGCCGCGTCCGGCCAACCCGGACCCGACCTTGCGACCGCTCGATCAGTTCACGGTGTCCGACCGACCGGTCCTGGAGGCGCCGCCTTTGGCCGAGGAAGACGACCCGACCCCGGACGAGATCGCGGCCCACGCCCAGGACGACGAAGAGATCGAGGATATGGGGCTCGACAACCCGATGCCCGAGCCCGGGGACCTGCCGCACGTCGTGCGCGACACGATGGGCCGCGGCTCGTCACGCCGGGCTGGCGCCGCCAGGGCGCCCTCGACCCTGCCCGATGTCAATGCCGGCGGCAGCCACAGCCCGACCTTTGTCGACACCAGCCAAGGGGTGCCGCGCTGATGCCTCGCCAGCTGCGCGACATGCTGACCGATCTCCGCGCCGAGATCGGTCACTCGACCAACGTCGCGCACGGCATAAACGACAGGGAAACCCTGTTGTATTATTTGAACCGCACCCAGGTTCAGCTGTACCAGGACTACGACTGGCCGCAGCTGATTATCGACCGCGACATCGGCCTGGTGGATGGGCAGCGGTATTACCCCTACCCGGTCGACCTGGCGTTCGATGACATCGGCTCCGTCCATGTGCTGGTCGGCAGCTTCTACCAGGAGCTGACCTACGGCATCGGCCCGCGCGAGATGACGATCCTCAACTCGGCGGCCGGGTTCAAGCAGTTCCCCACGCTGAAGTGGATGCACCACGCCGACGACAACACTCTGGAAGTCTGGCCGGTCCCCGACGCCAGCGCGGCCGGCGCGGTGGTCCCGCCCGATCCTGATCCTGGATTGCCGCGGACTGTCACCTACCCGGCCAGCCTGCGGCTGCGCGGGACCAAAACCATCGTGACGATGGTCGACGACAGCGACCTCTCGACCCTGCCCGACAATTTGATCGTACTTTTTAGCGCGGTCGAGATCCTCCAACGCGACGACGCCAAAGATGCCGCGCTCAAGCTCAACAAGGCCAACGAGGCGATGCGCCGTCATCGGGTGCGGCAGGGCTCGCACAAACGGGTGCGCGCGATGGCGATCGGCGCCGGTGGCGGCGACGCGCAGGCGCGGCACCATTACCCGCCGGCGATCGGCCTCGATTACATCCCTGTCGGATACGGTAGCGGGCCTGGCGGCGTTGGCGGCGGTGGTGGCGGCAGCGTTCCCTGATGGCTGGCAAGGTTTTCTCTGTCACCGATTTCAAAGCCGGGCTCGACGTTCGCAAGACCCCGCTGACCGCCCCCGGCGGCTCGCTCCGTATCCTGGAGAACGCTGTCCTCAACCAGGGCGGCGAGATCGAGAAGCGCCAGGCTTTCGTCTACATGACGACGATCGCGCCCTTACCGGTGGGGCTGATGAGCTACATGATCGGGCACGCCGGCGCCCTGCACGTTTTCGGCGAGCATCACGAAGGCGCGGTGATCGCCCCCGGCAGCCTGCCGGTGCCGATCGTCTATCACGCCCTGGCCGACCCGCCGGGGACCACCGAGCTCGTCGAGATCCTCGATGTCGAGCCGTTCGACGACAAGTTCTTTGTCTGCGCCCAGACCGCGGACGGCGCGACCTGCTGTTACTACGACGGGTTTATCGTCACCGAAGGTGCCGGCGGCGCCGGCGGTTTCAGTTCGGGCACCTACGCCCGTACCTGGAAAAGCAAGATGTACCGGATCGACGGGAAGTACCTGCGGTTTTCCGGGATCAACAACCCGGCGCAGAACGATCCCTCGTCGGTGACCGAGCCCGGCGCGGGTTTTATCAACCTGGCGCTCAACGACCCTGACGGCGAGCAGGCGCTCGCAATGGAAGTCTTCTACCAGTCGATGGCGGTGATGGCGCGGCTGCAGACCCAGGTCTGGACCCTCGACCCCGACCCGACCAAAGACACCCTGGCGCAACTCCTGCGACAGGGCGTCATCAGCCCGCGTTCGGTAGTGCAGTTCGGCACCGGTGACGTGCTCTTTCTCTCCGATAGCGGCGTGCGGTCCCTCAAGGCGCAAACCGCGTTCAGTCTCGCCGCCAGCGTCAGCGACGTAGGGTCGGCGATCGATCTCATGCTGATCCCGATCATCCGCACCAACTCGACTGCCGTGAACAAGGCGGAAGCGGTGGTGCAGCCGATCCAGGGCCGTTACTGGCTGGTGATCGACGACACGATCTACGTCCTCTCGTACTTTCCGGCCGGGCAAATCACGGCGTGGTCGACGATGAAACCGGGGTTCGTCGTGCGGAACTTCGCTGTCGTCAACAACACCGTCTACTGCCTCGATATGGTCGGCAATATCTACCTCTACGGCGGTGTCACTCAGAACGAGTACGACAGCTGCAAAGTCACCATCCGCACGCCGCATCTCTCGGCCGACAACCCGACCGAAAACAAGCGCATCAAGAGTGTCGATGTAATGTGCCAGGGCCAGTGGTCAGTGAACATCGGCATGCTGCCCAACAACACCGAGGCGTTCGAGCTGTGCGCCACGATCCAGGACAATACCTACGGGCTGCAAAGCATACCCTTTGCCGGCTATGGCACGCATTTCGGGGTGCATCTGGAGCACCAGGCTCCCGGCCCGGCGCTCTTGGCCAGCCTGCATTTCAATATCGAGGCGGGGGTGGTCAAATAATGGCGAAGGTCCAAGCCACTCCGGTCACCGCTGAAGGGCTCGCCTATATCGTGCGCAACCTGCGCCCGCGGGACCGGCGCGAGATTTTTGCCCTGCGGTGGGACGACGACGAGGCCCAGTTTGTCGCCCACGTTTACGCTTCCGCCGGCGAGTTGTGGCGGATGTGGTCGATAGACAGCGAACCGGTGGCGGTCAACGGGGTGGTCCCGGTGCGCCCGGGGGTGGTGATCGCCGGCGCCTTTGGGACCAGTCGCTGGCGCTCCGTCGTCAAACCGATGACCCGCTGGTCCCTGGATTACGTGATCCCGATCCTGCGCCAGGCCGGCTACCACCGCGGCGAAGCCTACGTCCTGGCTGAGAACACCGACAGCCGGCGCTGGATCGAGCTCTTGGGCGGCGAGATCGAGGCGGTGCTCAAAGGCTTCGGCCGGCAGCGTGAAGATTTTCTCCTCTATGCCTGGGACCTCACTCAGGAAAGGAACGAGCGTGTGTTTCTTTGGCGGAAGCAAGGTCCAAACCGGGCCGCAGATGGCGGCTGTCAGCTACACTAATCCTGCGACTGGGGTCCCCGGGCAGTATTGGGTCGAGCAAGGCGTCCCGGGCGAGTACGCTGCGCGGGGTGCGACGACAGTCACTGCCTACCAGCAGATGGCGGCGCAGGATCTTTCCGACAAACAGATCCAGGCCCAGAAGGACATCGCCGGCCAGCAACAGACCTTTAACGAACAGCAGTTTGCCGCCCAGCAAGCGCAGTACGAGCAACAGCAAAAACAAGTTCAGGAACAGGCCAAGCGGCAGAGCGAGTACGACACCGGCCGCGCCCAGGTCCTAAGTGAAGGCACCAACCAGATCAATCAGGCGTTCTCGCGGTTCAGCCCGGATTATTTCAACCAGTACGCCAAAGACTATCTCGCCAAGTCGCAGGACGAGATCGACTACCAGCGTCGCCAGGCCCAGAAGGACCTCGGGTTCCAGCTGGCCCGGCAAGGGATCTCATCCTCGCAGGCCGGGGTCAACCAGGAAGGGCTGATCGAAGAGAAGGCCGGGCGCGCGACCGCCGAGCAAACCGACGCAGCGCAGAAAGCCGCGGCGGGCCTTCAGACCGATGTCGCCAACGCCAGGTCGAACCTGGCCAACCAGGTGGCGTCTGCCGAGAGCATCGGCAGCCCGATCGCGGGGTCCACCATCGAGGACGTGAACACCTCGTTGCAGACCCAGCGCAACGCGATCTCGCCGATCGCCACCTCGGCCGGCGATGTTGCGTCCTCGCTGCAGGCGGTCCCCACGGTCAGCACCCTCGGGTCGATCTTCTCGGGGGTCCTCGGCGCCGGCGGCAACTTCCTCGGCGGTCTGCAGTCGGGGCAGATCATGGGGCAGTTCCAGAAGGGGCTTTCCGGGACCGACCCCAATAGAAGCAGCACGAGGTAGGTCCGATGTGCGATCCAATCTCGGCGGGCATCGCCACCGCGGTCGGCACCGCCGCCTCGCTGGCCGGCACCTACATGGGCGCCCAGGCGCAGCAAAAGCAGGCGCAGGCGATCGCCCAAGCCAACCAGCAAACCCAGCTGGCGCAGAACCAGGGTTTCACCCAGCGCATGCAGGCCGGGGTAGCCCAGACCGCAGCGCAAACCGCGGCCAGCCAGGAAACGATCCAGGCCCGCAACCAGGCCGCGATGTCGATGCGCGACGCGCAGATGAAGTCGCTGCAGGACTACCAGGACACGATCAACGCCCAGAACGCCCAAGCCGAGCGCCTGCGCGGGGTGGGCGATGTTGCAGCGCAAGATCTGCTGACCCAGACCGGGCCGCAGGCGCTTGACCAGGCGCAGGCCCAGCGGCAAGCCCAAGCCGCCGCCTTCCTGAAAGAGAACCTGCCGCCGAGCCCGGACGCCACCAGCCCCGACGCGGTCGGGAGCGATCCGGTCAACCGAGGCGCCTTGGCCCGGCGCACCGCGGAGGCCGCCACCAATATCCGCGATTATGGCAGCCGGATCGCCCGCGCCGGGTCCTACGCGGCGCCCACGAACGCGATCAACCTGGCGATCGCCGACGCCAAGTACGGCATCATGCCGGCGCAGCACGCGGAAGAGCTCCTGAAATCGGGCAGCGCCACCCGGCTGTTGCCGAGCAAGGTGGGCTATCAGGCGGCCACCGGGGAAGGCCAGGCGCAGGACCTTCTCTTGCAGTCGCGCGGCCAGAACGCGCTCGACGCGGCGGGCTTGAGTTACGGCAACGCCACCAGCCTTGCGAACCTGCAGCAAGCCAACGCCGATCAGATCACCAAGAACAAGCTGGCGCAGACCTCGGCCAACCTGGAAGCCCAGGCGAGCCAGGGGAAGGTCATCCAGGGCGTCGGGCAACTGGGGCTCTACGGCGCCGGCCAGTATTACGGCGGCGGTAGCCCCCTCTCCGGGATCTTCGGCACCGGTGGGACTTTCGGCAGCCAAGGCCCGATCTTAGGGAACGCGGCAGACGCCTCGATCCGGGCCGGCGGCGCGCCTCTAGCGATCACATAAGGGGTTCGGCGCATGAAGACCGGTTACGAAGACTGGGACCAGAACCTCAAGACCTTGAGCCAGTCGCTCTTCCCCGACCCGAGCAAGCAGGCGCACGCCTATTACTACGGGTCCGAGGCGCGCAAAGCGCAGCTCGACGCCGCCAAGCTGCAGGACCAGATGGCGGCCGGGCACACCGCGTTGGGCATGCAGTTTGGCCGGGTGCCGAACCCGACCTACCAGCCCGGTTTCGGCGGCACGCAGATCATGGTGGACCCGAACTCGCAACCGGCGCCAGGACCAGCGCCCACCGGTTTGGGCGCCGCTGTCACGGCGATGCCGCCGCAAGCTGTCGCCAACGGCGTGGTCGCCGGGGTAGAGAACAACGCGCAGTCGGGCACCTTGCCGCCGATGGCGCCGCCGACGCCGGGCTCGCCCCCGGCACCGACCACCACTGCGTCCAACGGCACCACCCCGTCAAACAGCCCGGCGACGTTGCACCCCGGCAGCGTCACCTCGGCCGGCGGCGGCGGGGTGATCATGGCCGGGCCGGCGGCAGCGGACGGCACCCCGGCGCCGGCGGCGTTCAACATGGGGCAGCTGATCGCCTTGCAGATCGCCGCCGGGGCGACCCCCGAGGCGGCTTATGCCACTGCCCGCGGCACGCTGGGGAACATGGTCAAGAACGGCCAGATCGCCTTGCCGCTGGCCGAACAGATGGCCGCCTTCTATGGCGCGCCACAGATGCGGGTGCAGACCCTGACCAACGAGGGGAACCTCGCGGTTGGCGCTCAAACCCAGGCCGGTGCAACTCAGCGCACCGCGATGGAACAGGCCGGGCAAACCCAACGCACCGGGATGACCGAGGCTGGCGCGACCCAGCGCACCGGGATGGCGCTGCAGGACATCGTCGCCCCGAACGACCCGACGCAGATCACACGGGTGCCGCTGGCACAGCTGCAAGGCCCGGGTGGCACTCCTAGCTACAACCCGAACGCGGTCACCGCAGGGGTGGCGCCTGTCTTGGTGCAGCCCGGTGGTCCCGGGACCACCGCTTACAGCCAGCCGGCGTTCCGGGCGCAGCAACCGGTGCCTGGGGCGCCCGGGCAGCCACCGCAGCCGGGCATGCCGACCTATCAGGCGGGCACCGAGGACATCCGGCAGACCCAGCTGGGCGCGACCAAGAGCTTTATCGACCCGAAAAACCCGACCGTCCTGATCCCCGGCACGATCGAAGAAGCCCGGCAGAACGGCTGGTGGGACGTTCCCAAGAGCCCGGAGGAGTGGGCCGGGCTGGCGGCCTATGCCTCGGCCAACGTGCCGCCGGATCAAGCCCAGAAGATCCGCGAGAGCGTGCTGGCGTTTGGCGCATCGACGGCAGTGAAGCCGACCGATGCCAACGAGAACTTCAAGAACCAGGCGCTGATCAACCAGCAGCTGCAGACGCACATGCCGGTGCCGACCAGCGAGTACCCGCTGTCGCAGACCAACCAAAACCTGCAACTGGCGGCGGCATCACCCAATGCCTCGGCCGCCCTGACCGCCCTGTCGGAGCAGTATTTCCGCTACGACCCGGAGACCCGCGGCAACCGGATCACGGCGACCAATAAGGCGATCCAGCAGCTGGCCGACGAGGGCTACATCAACCTCAAGCAGCCCCGCACCTTGAGTGCCTTTGGGCAACCGACCTCGATCAACGTGGCCAACAAGGACGGCGTGCTGCAAGAGCACTTCCGGGTGGACCTGCTCGACCCCAAGACCAAGAAGCCTTACGCGGAAGGGCAAGTCCCTCCCATCACGATGCGGCGGTTGAGCAACGCGGTTATGCCCGCAGCCCCGGCTGGCCCCGGCCCGCGGGGTCCGGCGCCGCTGGTCACCGGCAGACCACCGGGTGGCGCAGCGGCTCCGGCAGCGCCGGCGGCACCGGCTGCGGGTGCTCCCACCGGGGCAATTGGCACGGCACGCCCCGGCACACCGGACGGTCCCGCAACGATCAGCGGCAAACCTGTCGTCGTTCGCGGCGGCTACATCTTCCCGGGCTAGGAGCTGACCGATGGCCGCTCTCCCGAGAGCCCCCGAGTTGGTCACGATCACCACCCCTGGCGGGGCGCGCTTCTCGGTTGCTAAGGCGCACCAGGCGGCGTTCCAGGGCCTGGTGAACGACCTGGAAGCTGGCGGGTATGCCCTCAACCCGAAGACTTCGGGCGGGTTCAACTCGCGCTATATCGCTGGCACCCAGACACCGTCCGAGCATGCCTTCGGGCGGGCGATCGACGTGAACTGGGACGAGAACCCCCGCGGTGGCCGAGGCAAGATCCCGCGGGATGTCGCGCTGTCGTTGGCCGACAAATACGGCATGACCTGGGGCGGCACCTGGAAGAACCCTGACGACATGCACTTCGAGATCCGCCAGCTGACCCCAGGCGGCGCGCTCACCAAAGTTGCCGTGCCGAACGCTGGTCCGGATTTTGGCGGCGGCAGCGACGCGGCCCCGGTCTACGCCGACACCGGCGACCCGCAGTTCAAGTCGGGCCTGGCGGTGCCGCAGGCGCCACCCGAGGCGCCCGACCCCGCCCGCCAGGCCGCGCTGGCGTCGCTGGCGCTGCAGCAAACCCAAAGCGGTCCTCTCGGGGCTGCCAGCGGTTTCAACGCCCCCACCTCGTTGGGCGACGCCTTCGCCCAGGCGGTGAAAGCCGGCCAGCCCGCGGCGCAGCCGCCTTCGACGATCCTGGGTGCGCCTAGCTATACCAATGTCGGCGGCCCGATCCCGCTGGCTCGCAGGATCGGTTGATGCCGCTCGACACCCTGCCGGTCCTCGACCTCGACCCGGTAGCGCCGCCAGCATCGCCCCCGCCGAGCACGCTGCCAGTCCTCGATCTCGACCCGGCCCCGGCCGCTGCGTCACCACAACAAGCGTCGCCCGGCACTCTGCCGGTTCTCGACCTCGATCCGACACCGACCGCGCAAATCCCGCTATCGTCGATCTACACCCCGACTACCGGCGCTCCCGGAGCCGAGAGCCTGGGCGACATCTTCGGGCCGCCGATGCCGCCCCCGGTGACGCCGCCGGCCCCGACAGCGACAGCGGAACCGCCGGCCTTTACCGATCCGATGAGCGGTATGCCGATGGCGCCCTTGGTCAACGGCCCGCCGGCGCCGCTGGCCGACACCGGAGAGGGGTTCCTCGGCGGGCTCGCCCCCGGCTTCCGGGATACGTTGCGCAACTACGCCCGCACCTTCAGCGGGCAAGCCTTCACCCCCGACCCCGAGGCCCCGCCGCAGCCCACGGAGCGCACCTGGCTCAACCAGCTGGGTTATGGCCTTGGCGCCTCGCCGGTGGTGATGGGCGGCGGGATCGCCGGCGGGATAATGGGCGCTCCAGCCGGCCCCGCCGGGGTAATCGCCGGCAGCGGTCTCGGCATGGGCCTGCCGGCTGCGGTCGAGGCGCTGGGACCATCCTACCAGGCCGCGCGCCAGCAAGGCATGCCCCACGACGAGGCGGTGAACTACGCGGTCGACAAGGCGGTAAACACCGGCTCGATCACCGCAGCGACGGCGCCGCTGTTTGCGCTGACACCCTTCAAGGGTCTGGTCGGGCGGTTGCTCTACCAGTCGTTTGTCGGCATGCCGGCGGCGGGGGTAGCTACCCGGGTCGGGGTGCCGGCGGTGATGGGGGAGCCGCTGCCGAGCGCCGGTGAGCTCGCCACCGGGTTCAGCCATGATGTCGTCAGCGGTCTTGGTTTTGGTCTGGGGCACCATCTCGGCACCCGGGCGATCGAGGCGACCCGCCCGGCGGCCCCGCCGCCACCGGTCCCGGCGACCTCGCCGGTTGACGCCGCCTCGACCGCGGCGGCGTCAACCGGCGAGGTCTACCGCACCGAGCGTCCCAGCGAGGTGTATCCGGTCCCGGAACCGCCGCGGCCGGAACAGCCGGTGGCTACTGCCGAGTTCGGGCCAGCACCGACACGGATTGACGTAACTCCAACCGGGCCAGAAGGTGTTCGGCCTTCTGAACCTGTTCCTGCGGCAGCCGCTCCGGCGCCGCTTGCTGCAGAAGCCCCAGCAACACGCGAAGGTCCGCCGCCGTCTGCGCCTGCTGTTGTGTCGGCACCTCGCCTTCCCGCAGAAGAGCCTCTACCTGCCAGATCAGTCGCATCAGAAGCAGAGGCAGGTCCGCCGGGGGCCGTTGTCGAGCCATCGCGTCCTCCTGAACCGGTTATAGGTGAACCCGTTGACCGACCTGGTGCCGCCTCCGGAAGACCCGGAGAGCCAGCTCCTGTGGGCGAGACAGGTGCTCCAGGAGTGGAACCAAGACCCGGAGAAGTACCGGGGGGTCCTCGGCTGGGAACTGATCTTGGCGAGCGCCCGTCGGATACTCAAGGAGCACGACCCGGAGAACAACCAGCTGCCGCCGCCGTACCGCCCGAGCCGCCGGCCAGGGCGGCCGCGGAAGCCCCCACCGAGCAGGCCGCGCCGGTAGACATCAGCCGGCTCACGCCGGAAGAACTGCACGCTGAAGTCACGCGTCGTGGGCAGGCGTCAATCGCTGCCGAGGACGCAGTCGCCGCGAGCACCCGCGGCAGTCCCGAGGAGCGTGCCGCGTCAGACGCAGCCGGCGCAGCCGAGCGGGCTTTCGCCGAGGTCCGGCGGGCCTACGAACAGCTGCCTGATCGCGAGTTCATCGTGACCCGGCGCCAGGGCCGCCAGGATCACGAGGCCACGGTTACCGGCAAGACCCAGCAAGAGGTTCTTGAAACCGAACAGCGAAACGCCGAGAGCTACAACCGAGGGGTAGGCCAAGCGCGACAGCTAACGGTCACCGGGGTACGTCCCGCGGCCGAGGCGCCCGCAACCAGGCCAGCCGAGACCCGCCTCACTACCGAGCCCGATCACACGGTCCCTGGCCAGCACGTCGCCAAAAACCCGGCCGGCGAGGTGGTCGGCAAAGGCGCCTCGCCGGAGGCAGCCACCGCGGACGCGCAACGGCGCAGCCTCACACCCTACGCGGAGGAGCTGCCGGCAGCCCGTGCGCCGGAAGATTACCGCACGCTCAACCCCGACATCCCGGCCACAGAGTATGTCCGCCGGCTGGCCGAGCTGCGGGACAACAAGCCCCGGCCGATCGACAAGCTGTGGCGCAACCCGGAGACCGCTCCGCCCGAGCAGGTCGCTGCCGCCCGGGAAGCCCTGCGAGCCTGGAACCAGGAGTACCGCCAGGTTGCGCGGGCGCAGAAGCTGGCCGAGGAGCGCGACAACGCAGCGTATCGGGCCAGGCAGGAAGCTCCAGCCCCGCTCGAAGACCAGGCTGTGGTCCTGCCGGAGGCTGGCCGTGCCCCGGGACCGCGGGAAGAGGCCGGGACCACTGGTCCCCGCGCCGAAACTCCGGCGCCTGTGAAAGCCGACGCCACACTCACCAAGCTCCAGGCCACCCGCGACGCGCTGACCAACAAGGTCAGGACCCCGGCTGAAGAGCGCAAGCTGAACACCATCAATCAGCAGATCGCCCGGCGCGAGGCGACCCTGAAAAAGGCCCGGGCGGCCGAGCCCTTGGCTGACCAGGCCCTGGCCGAGGACCGCCGCGGTGGGGTGAAACAGCCCTTCTCGGGGCCGCCCAAGGTCGGCCGCGAGCCGGATTTCCTCGACTACAAGTTCAACGACGGGACCAGCGTCTACCGATCGGTTCTCGCCGAGGCCGGGCACAACCCGGACACCGCCACCTCTCTGCCGATCGAGAAGCAGGTCCCGATCCTGACCTCGCACATGGAGAAGAAGTTCGGGTTCAAGAGCGTCACCGTGATCGGTCCCCGCGGCGAAGCACCCAGCCGGGTTGACCTAAAGATCGCGCGCGATGCGATGCTGGACATGACCCGGGCCACTCACGATCTGATGGCGGTCCTGGGGTTGCCAGCCGAGGCGGCGTCCGATCACGGCAACCTTCGCCTGGTCATCGACCCAACCGGCAAGCCCGGCTACTTCGGCAGCTATGTTTCTGACGGCACGATCCACGTCGTGGCCGGGGCCAACAGCTTCGGGCACGAGTGGATGCACGCGATCGACCACCTCCTGGCCGAGCGGTTCACCAACAACCCGCGCGACATGAACCGACTACTGACCCAGTACGCCCGGGCCAGCGGGCTCGATGTCACCGACAACGTCCAGGCCGCGATGGCCAAGCTGATAAACACCATGTTCTACCAGGACGCGGCCCTCGCAGCCCGGCACCTCGCGCTGAGCGTGGACGCCGCCAAAGTCGACAAGGCCGGCAACCCAACCAAGAAAGCCCTCGCCGCCCAGGACCAGCTGGAAAAGCTCGAAGCCGGCGGCTCGAAACTTCGCATCCACGCCTCCGACTTCCGCCAGCAAGCCGCCGCTATTAGACCGGGTAACCCCTATTTCCCCAGCGTTATGGAGATGCTGGCGCGGGCGGGCGAGGCTTATATGGCCGATAAGGCGCGGGCCAGCGGGATCGACCCGCGCGGCGTCGTCATGCCGGACGAAGCCTACAACAATATGGTCGATCGCCAGCTGCGGATGGCCTACCCCAAGCAGGACGAGCGCACCGCGATCTTCGCGGCGTTCGACGATTTGTTCAAAGCGATGCAAGCCGAGAGCATCCTCGACAAAGGCAAGCCGCCGATTACGGTCTCCAACTACAGCATCTCCGATCGGCACTACTGGCCGATCACCGCGCCCGCGGCAGCCAGCGCCGGGATGACCGGGCTGCCCGGGCTCGTCACCCGCGAGTTCAACTCCTACAACAACTTTACCGGGCGGCTGCGTGACGCGCTGCGGCTGACCGACCCCAACCGGCCGCCGCCCTTGCCGGGACAACGCTGGGCCGACAGGACCAAGGATTTCGGCCGGGCAGCGCTTTACTCCTACGGCTCGATGATGAAGGTGATCATCGCGCGAGCCCCGGCCGAGGCAAAGACGATCCTGCAGCCGATCCTCGACAGCCTCGCCACCGCGCCGGGTTCCGGGCGCTATACCCCGGAGAACTTCGAGGAGAAGGTGCGCGTCACCAGCCGCGACTGGACCCGGCAGTTCGGCAACATGCTGGAAGACGCCGGTTTCAAGATGGCGCTGTCGTCGATCGTGCAGTCCCGGGTGGGCAGCAACGAGGCGATGACCACCGAGCAAGGGCTGATGCTGCGGCACGGCTTGGTCACCGGCGACACCAAGATGCCGGACGGGACCCCGATCCCGGCCAACATCCAAAAGCTGACCGGTCAGGTGCGGCAGCTGCTTGATGTGGTCTGGTCCCACGCCCGCGACGCCGGGCTCGACATCGGCTACGCCAAGAACGGCTTTTACCCGCGGATTTACGATCGTTACCAGGCAGCCGCCGATCCGGCCGGGTTCCGCAAAGCGGCGCACGAACTCTACTCTTTTATGTTCGACCAGGAACTGGGCGCGCCCGGGTCCGACCCGCAGGCGCTTCTCGAAAAGTGGACGACGATGCCGCGCGATACCCGCGCGTTGAGCACCAGCAACTCTCTGCCGGTAGACATGGCCGAGCTGAACCGGAACCTGCGCCGGCAACGCGAGATCGAGGAAAGCCCGGCCCCGACCGCTGCCGAGACCGCCGAGCTAAACCAACTGAAGATCGACGCCGAGCAACTGGCGATCGACGCGCACGACCCGCTGCGAGACCTGATCGCTACAACCAACGCCGACAGCTGGCACGCCAACCTGACCGGTGGCGCGATGTCGGATTTCGACACTGGGGCACCGGGCGGCAGGTTCCTGCAGGCCCGGGTGCTGCCGCCGGAAGCCGACCAGATCATGGCCGCCTACATGCACACCGACCCGATGGTGGCGATCCCCAGCTACCTGCACTCGGTGGCCCGGCGCGCGGCGTACGCCAAGTTGTTCGGGGCCAATAACGAGCGCATCACCGAGGCGATCGACAAACTCAACCGCATCGACGGCATGAGCGGTGACGACGTGTCGAAGTTTTTCGAGCTGGTGGCCGACGTCACCGGACGCAACCAGCGCGGCGCCTGGGTGCGTTTCGGCCAGAACGCGCACAACGTCGTCCAGGGCCTCGGCACGCTCGCGATGATGGAGCGCGCGGTGTGGTCTTCACTCACCGAGCCGGTGGTGGCGGGGCTGGCGACCGGTCAGATGCGGGCCGCGTTCAAAAACATGGGGTACACCTTCGGGCAACTGATGCGCACCGCCGACGCCCGGGACCGCACGGCGCTGGCCGAGCTGCTTAACGTGATTTCGTCGCCGCAGCATGACAGCGTCATGTTGTCCCGCCAGGGGGTCGACGTGAACGACCAGCCCCAGATGGGCCGGCTTCTTTCCAACTTCTACCGGGCGACGTTTCTGACCCAGGTCACCAACGGTCAGCGGGCGGCAACGGTAGGCACCAGCAACTGGTTTCTTGGCAAGCTGGCGCAGCACATCCTTGATACCGGCACCGACCCCAAGGCCGTCCACGGGCGCCAGGATGCGGCGCGCTGGCTGCGCGAGCTGGGCTTGCCGGACGAGATCCACCAGAAGTTCTCGCAGTTCATGGTGGACCTCCAAGGGAAGCTGCCGACCCCGCAGATGCTGGGCGCCGGTCCCGGGGCCAACGCCCTGGCGGGCGAAAACGCCGGGATGCTGTCCGGGATGGGCGACGCCTACTCGCTGGCGGTCAGGCGCCTCACCGATCGGATCATCCAGGACCCGTACAAGGTCGACCGAGCGATGCTGACCGGCAAGCCGATCCTGGGCCTGGCCTACCAGCTGATGTCGTTTAACTACTCGTTTCAGAAGAACGTGCTCAACCCGGCCGGCGAGCGGCTGGTTCATAACTTCCTGCGGGGCCGATCAGAAGCGATGAGCGGTCCCCAGCCGGTGGGCCAGGTCCGCGGCGCTCTCGCCGGTCTGGCGGCTCACCCCGGCGCACTGGCCGCAACAGTGGGAGCGGCGTTTGCGATGTACGCGGCCAGCCTGATGACCACAATCGTGCGGCAGTACATCCTCGCCCCGGACCAGTGGGACACGCACCAGAAAAAAGGCGATCTGTGGTCCTACCTAAAGGACCTGGCGTTCTCCAGGTCAGGGCTCAACGGTGTGCTCGATCCGCTTCTGCAAGCGTGGAGCCACCTGAAATACGACAGCGACCTGATGGCCGTGACGCATGGCGCCTCGCCCAACTACTACATAACCGCCTTGCAAAAAGTCCTGCAACCGATCCTCGGACAGGGCGACCCGAAAACCAACACCCAGCTCTATAACGCGGCGCAGGGGATGTTCAACCTGGTCGGGGTGCCGCTGATGGCTTACGGGTTGACCGCCGTTAGCTCAGTGGCCGGGCCGATCGGCAAGATCGGGGCGGGGCTTGCCCTGCAAGGACTGACCTCGCCCGCCGCCAGCAACCGGATCGCCACGATAGTGGCAGGACCCAAGGGCGCCACCCGGCCGGAACCCGCCGGCGCCGGAGATCCCGGCGAGCTGCCGGGGATGGAAGGCATGGACGGGCTGCCCGGGATGGACAGCGGGGGAGCCGGGGCCGGCGGCAAGGATGCTGCCGGCGGTCACGCCCTCGCAGCGGGGCCGATCATGGGGCTCATCGACGATGTCATGGTCCCCTCGATGCGCTACCTCGGGCCGATGATCAGCTCGCTGTCGCCGGCGACCAAGGCCGCCGCGGGCATCGCCGCGGGGGCTTACGGCGCCTACGAGTTCCTGAAAGCCGGCGCGCCGTTCCGCGGCCAGCCGGCGCCGGAACCCAAGAAATCCACCCAACAATAAGCAGATAGTAAGCCTGGCTTACTAACAAAAACACCCGACAACCGGCCAACACCGAGCGGCAAGCCGTTGAAAATAACTCTAATAAAATCAAGGGTGCCCGACAAACGCGGGACAAACCCGTTTGGAGGTGTGCAAATTGCACACCACCACAAAAAAGATTTATTCTAAATCAATGGGTTATACCCTAGTCCCCTGTCCTCCCGAAGGAAGGGGTTTGTAGTCACAATACACAAGCAATTTCAACTACTTAGACCATGTTTGTCCTGTACGTTGTAGGCCGTTGTAGGCCGTTGTTGGGCAGAAAACTGGCCGATTTGCACACTAAGCGGTAGCCGGCTACCGCTTGGGCCGCTTTGCAGCAAGGACAGATGCCGGACGGAACGAGTGGATGATAAGGGCAGGGCTGGGGTTTTACCACTCGCACACCATTTGAACACCTTCGCACACCTCGGGTTTTGCAGACCGGCCGACAACGGTTTTAGCCCTTTTGGTATCGCTTCACGACAAAACCCGCGGCGTCGACCGGCAAACCGGATGCCCAGGCCGGGGTCAGCCGCATCGCCGCAAGCATGCGGGCGAGGGTCTGATCGGCATCGTCCTCGTCGACCTCGGCGATCAGCTCGTCGTGGATCGTCGCGATCAAGGGCAGGTCTTTGAGCTTGAGCATCGCCTCGACCATCACGTCGCGGGCGACCGCCTGGGTGATGTTCTCGCAGTTATGGACGATTAGGGGGCCAGTCTGCCCGGCGACTACGAACCGGTGGCGAGGTCCTGCGTCGACGATGTCGTAGACCGCTTGCGAGGCGGCCGCCGATTGTTGTTCTGCTCCTTGGAGGTTTTCCAAGCGCAGTTTTCCGGTGAATACCCGCTGTCGTTGTCGACCCGATCGATGCTTAGACCCGGTTGATAGCTCGGCCCCATATCGCGCCAGAACGCATCGAAAGAGGTTTGCCACTCGGGACAGACCGCTATCCCGCGACCACCGTATCGCGCCCATGCTTGATGAGTAGGAAGCCGGCAACGATCGTTCATCGAACGCCAAACCGCATATGCCGGGTGCTTCGACATACCGTGTGTACTGACTGCTTGAAAGTGGATTGCTCGGGTTTGACAACCACAAGATTTCTGACCTTTTACGAACTCGGTTCGTCCTATCGAAAAAGTTTTTCCACAGGCGCAGCGGACTAGCCATACCGACTGTCGTGGTCGTGTACTGCCAGGTCGCGGTCTGGAGCCTTGGCGTTCTAGTACGGTCAGGAAGTGTGACCGGATGCCGGTCAAATCCAGCGGAAAGCTCGGCATGACGCCAACCCTCTATGGTCAAAACTCTATGGTCTGGCGTCATCAGAACGCCATCTAGGCAAACGCAGTCAGCAGTGCCGTTAAACACCACTCCAGCGTGCCGAACCCAGGAGATCCCGTCCCATATCAGATTGGCCCGGGAGAGCCATTGAATGGGAACCCAGCCCTGATCTGTCAAGACCAGGGTGCCGGCTGCTATGCAAGTTTTTCCAGGCCATGCCCGCAGTCTGACCCAGCCGCCGCCCAGTGAGCCCATGTAGGTGAACTCGTCATATCCCTTCTCATTGACCTCAATTTTAGGATGTCGGTACACCAGATGCCGGCCGCTCGGTAATCGCGCCAAGAGCGCGCCCGGACGATAGCTGAAGGTGATGTAGCCGATCTGTTCGACGGCCCCAGTACCGGCGCGTAGCACGCGCATCAGGGCCTTATGGCTCTCCCACCATAAGTTAACAATGCGGTTGTTAAGCTGACGCCAGGCAGCAACCGCGGTGATTGCCTCGTACTCGTTCAGAACTACGCCATAGGTCAGCGCGGTTGCCTGAAACTTCTCGTGCCCCATACCGTAGCCCAGCGCCAAAACGCAAACTTTGCCGAGGGCGCGGTTGTCGGACCCAAGCCGGTTCGCGGTCTCGATGTAGATGTCTTTGCCCTGGTGAAAGACATCGAGCGCGTCCCGCTGGCCGGCGAGCCAGGCCAACACCCGCGCCTCGATCTGGCTGAAGTCGGCGATCGCCAACCTCTGCAGGGGACCGGCCATGATGGTCGAGCGCAAGCAGGACGCGACGACCCCCAGCGCGCTGTCCTCGAACAGCATCTCCAAATCTTCCGGGGTGGCGCCGGCCCGGATCGCTCGCAGCGCCGCCGGCACGTCCTTGATGGACCCGCGGAACAGGTTTTGCGGCTGTAATCTCCTGCCGGCCCAACGGCCGGTCCTGGCTGCCCCATAATACTGAAAGGTGCCCCGCAGCCGGCCGTCGTGGGAGCGCGCTGAGGCGATGGCTGTGAGTTTGGCGGTAGAGGACCGGGAGGCGTCTAACCTGGCCTGTAGCGCGATCCTAGCGGGTCTGGAGAGGGTTTGATCGGCGAGTAAGGTCTGCACCGTGCCGCGGCGCAGATCGGGGGTGTCGACCCCCTGGAAGGCGAGCCACTCCTTCAGCTTCACCACCTGGCCCAGGCTGCGCACCTGGCCGTTGGTCAGCCGCACGATGTCATGGGTCAACCGGGTGTGCGCGGTGTCCATCAATGCCGCCAGCTCGGCGACGAGATGGTGATCGACCCCGATGCCCTTTTGGTTGATCCGGTGGTCGGCCTCGAACACCTGGCGTTCGCGCGGGGAGAGCTCGGGGACCCGGCGATCGAGCTCGCGCTCGGCCAGGACATCCTGGGCGCAGTAATCCTGGAGCGCCTTAAACCGCACCGGATCGGTCTCGTGCCACCAGGTGATGGTGGGCGAGAGGCTCCGCGGCCGGGCGAACCGCAGCATCAGGTCCCGGGAAGCATGGTCCTTCTGCTGGGTGAGCCCCAAGGCGCGGCCGACCAGGTCCAGCGACGCCGGGTAGCCCGCCACCAAGGCCCGCGCCATCGTGCAGGACCACTGGGACAACGGGATCACCGGCCAGCCCTGTGGGACCAGCTTGTTGAAATAGATGTTGAACTCGAACTGAAAGTTATGCGCCACCACCGTGGCGCCGGCGCGAACCGCGTCTACGAAAAGTTTAGGGGGCGGGCCGTTGAGCCAGGTCTCCACCGGGCCGGCGTCGATCGCAAAACAGAGAACCGTGACCCGGGTGTCCGGGTGCTCGGCATAGGCATGGCTGCCGGTCTTGCGCAGATCGGCGGTCGATGTGGTCTCAAGGTCGAGGACCAGACGCATCGGCTGACACCGGCTCCATGTTATCGAGCCGCGGATCGGGGGACGGGAAGAACGTCAGCCATACGTCGCGCGGCCCGCCCATGTCGATCGGGCGGCCTTTGTTGATCTCGGGAAACTCAAAAGGACGGATAGCGGCTTGCCGGTTCCGCCGACGCTCTACCTGTTTGGCGATTTGGTTGACGCGGTCCCGGCTGAGACCGATCTGGTCCCCGATCGACTTCAGGGTGCGGGTCTTGCGCTGATGCCAGATCCACTTACCCCGGCCGCCATAGGCGTCAAACTCGTGCTGCAGAGCCGCGTGAAGTTTCTCGCGGTGCTTGGTTTGCTTCTCGATCCGCAGCGCGTTCGCGATGCGCTGTGGTTCCAGATCGAGAAGACGTTGAACTTCCTTAGCCAAGACCGGGTCCGACCAGCCAGGCCAGTGCCATCTGCGATGGTTGCGAGACAGACGAACGTACTCTTTTTCAAGCTCGGCACGCGCTTGACGCCGCCGCTCTTGCTCGGCCCTGTCGACCTCTTTACCGGCGGCGATCAGCCGTGGCTGAAAGAACAGCGGCAAGAGCATTTGGTCGAACGGGTTAAAGATCGCTGACAGCATCCTTAAAACTCCAGGCTGCCTGCCAGGACAAAGATCAGCCCTAGCAGGACCAACCAGAACCAACCGTCAGAAAGGGTTCGGGAGTTCATAGTGCCACCCCATGTGGTGCTTACGACATAACCACCGGACCTGTAGTGGTTGGGTGTAATCGTCATGGTGTGCTTCAACTCTAGTAGCACCGCAGATCCCACACGGTTGCCTAGTCAAACGTCCGTCTCGGATTGCGTTGCTGGTAGCCCAGTTTGCCTCGCGTTTAACCGCCGGGCGTTTGGCAAGAAGCGTCTTTTTCAGCTCAACACGATGCGGCAGCTTACCTCGCTGCCGATCGTACTCCTGATAGTGCTCAAGCCGCGCTAACCTCGCCGCGCGAGATGCCTGCTTCTGGCACTCCTTGCACTTCGACAGGTGCCCGTTCGCCATCCTTGGATGGCGGTAGAACTCGTCAAGCGGTTTCGCGAGACCGCAGACGATACAACTAAAACGGTAACTCGTCATCGGCCATGACCGCGGCACCAGGGCCGTCGTAATCGGGGAAGTCTTCTTTTGCCGCGCGCCGACCGTCAAGCCGAGGCCCGTCAGTACGACAAACTTGGATGTTGTTCAGGGCGAAACTCACGCCACGATTACCGCTGGTGTTGTAGTAGAACGGTGATACTGTTGCTCTTACTAGCTGCCCAGCCCATACGTCTTCAGCGAGTAAGATTTCATTTCTTTGAGCGTCAACCAGCCCAGGTTTGGACTTTGTCCAGGGCGAGATAAAAATCCCGCCGTCAATATCATAACCTTGATAGGCTTTCTCGCTGGTCGGCCGGAACGGCGAGCGCAACCCCGCCATAAACTGTGCGTCCCGCGACTTGCCGGCGCCGCACTTGTCGTCGATCTCTTCGCGTACCGCGCGTTTCAGGGCCTCGTAGGCCGGGTCCTTCTGGGCGTCGGTATTAAACAAGATCGAGCACTGATAGACCGGCTCGCCGCCCGGTGCGCGCGGGCGTGGGCTGAACAGGTTGGGGAAAGACAAGATACCGATCGGGGTGCGGACACTGGCAGACATGGCTTAGGGTTCCTTCTCGTTAAGGCGTTCGGCAATTTCCCCGGCGCAGCCGGCATAGCCAGCGCCGTCGATGTAGTCGTGTCGATGCCGCCACTTGTAGACGGCTTCTGTTCTGCACTTTCGGCAATAGCGCCGGTTTCTGTGGTAGTAGCCGTGCGTAGGTCATTTCGTGTCTTCTTCCGCGTTCTCTTTCGCGTACTCTTCCGCGTTCATTTTCTCCGCTATTTCACCAGCACAGCCCGCATACCCTGCTCCATCCACATAATCATCCAAATTATGCGAGCCGCTGTACCGGCGGGCGATCTTGAAGGCTTCCAGCATGTTGGCGACATCGAGGGCATCGAGCGGCATCGAGCTGGAACCATCGATATGGAGGACCGGCCATCCCGGCTTCCGCCGCGCTTTAGCCTCCAAAATCGCGGTCCAGAGGGCAGCGGTATTAGTGAAGTTGATCGTTTTGTCCCCGTGGGTGACCTGACGGTCGCCACCGACCAGGGCTGCGGCATCGGCGCAGATCGAGGCCGCGGTCTTCATGCCGGCGTCTTCGGCAGGACGAAGTCGAGGATGCGTTTTAAGTCCTGGATGGCTTCGTGAAGCCGGTCTTCGGCCTCGTTAATGTCCCATCCGAAATGACTGTCCTCCAGCTTGACAAGCAACCGCACAAGCTCGTCACGTAGCGTCATCATTGAAATCCTCCCCGGCGTCGGTAGTGTTGTCGCGGCCCAGCTTGAGCCCCGAGGACCGGGCCTCGATCATCCCGACCGTCTGGTCCCAGATCTGTCTTCCCTTGCGGGTCCGGTGCAGCTGCCGCTCGATCTGAGCCGGCGATCTCACTCTCGTTTCCCAGATCTCATCGTGACTGGCGCCGAGGGCTTGGAGACGGGTTGCAATGTCGGTGTCGGGGGCGAGCCACTTGCGGGTCGGTCGCGTCGGGACCAGCCCCCAGCCCGGGATGCGGACCTGGTGCTCCAACTGGTCGATCGCGAACTCGCGTATCCTGGTGATCCACAGCTCGGCGCGCTCGGCGGCGTCGAGGGCTCGGGCCAGCTCGTCAGTGTCACCCGGCGGTTGGTAGTCGTCGAACTCGGCCTTCGCCATCTCAAGGGCGTCGGCCATGAGTTTGGGGCAGGCGTGCGACACCGGGCAGAACCGGCACCAACTACCCGGGACCAAGGGCGCGTCGGGCTGGGCGCAGGCTTCGACACCTGGGACCAAAACGTCGTCCACCCACATTAAGAGATCGACGACATCGATCTCCCAGGATCTTATGGGTGACACCCCTTGGGCGTGCGGCTGCACGATGGTGAGTTTGACGCGCTTCACCCGGTCGCGCTGGGCCGCCGGCAGATGTGCCAGAACCCCCGCGCCGTAGAACATCAACTGCGGGTTCTCGACCGCAGACACGGTGATACCGGCGCCGTTCTTGTAGTCGACGATCTCTAGGGTCTCGGTGTCCCAGGTGTGCGCCGCAGCATCGACGGTGCCGAACACTGGGACCGGTGACTGATCCAGGAAGTATGGGGCGAGATCGACGCGGAACTCGACCTTCATCCAGTCGGCGAGCAAGGCCCCGCTGTCGAAGAGGTAGCGCAGCATCACGTTGACGCCGTCGATAAAATCCTGATCGACGGTGATCTCGTGACCGTCACGGGAGAACACCCGGCCCAACTCGCCCTGGATGACCGAGGTGCAATCACCTAGCTTCGCAGCGCTCTCGATGAACTCGTGCGCCAAGGTCCCGGTCGCCGCATATATCGAGGACGGCCGGTGCGGCGCGGTCTGGCTGAGCCGGAAAGACCCCGGGCAGTTGAGCCAGCGATAGGCGCTCGACGCCCCGAGAAGGCTGTGCTCGGTCATGGCCAGATCCAACGGATACGAGACACGCCGCCATTACCGACAGGATCGCGAAGAGCTTTCAGTTTTACACTGGCTTCCGCCCATGACTGTCTCGCAGGCAGTCGGGCGTCCACTCGAAAACCGACGGCCTTCAGGCTTACACCGCTCTCATCGCCCTGCGTATATGTGATGACGGTTTTGTAACCCATTTCTTTAGCAATCCTACGACAAGCGCCATAAAGCATCGAGTTCGCATTAAGAGATCCATTGGTACAAGTACGATTTACCTCTATAACGCTCTCAGGGTACGCCCGGCTGACCGGTCTGCCTGCTGTTGCAACACCAACTAGCTTCTCGTTTACACAGTCCCGCAGTCCAACAGCAAACTTCATCCCTCGTGGTGGATTATTGTGCCGGTGGTATAAGGCGATAAAATCGCCAGCCTGCCGGAAAGTCACAGGCACGATCCGCATCACGCTGTTATTACTTCCGCAGACCGGTCTCGTGCGCCAGCTTCATCACCGCGGCGAAGAACTCGTGCCCCTTCTCGTTGGGGATGTCGTAAAACTTCGCGATCCCCCAAGCCTTCTGGAGCGCCTTCACCTGGGCCATCTTGCCGGCGGCGTAGGCTTCGCGCACCAGGGCGAGGCCCGCCTCTTTGGCCTCGGCCGGGCTCATGTTGGGGTCGACCAGGCCGAGATCGTCCTCGACCGCCTGGTCCTGCCGCAGGCTGGCAGTGCCCTGGCCGTTTGGCTCGGGACCACTCAGATCCGCGCCGGTGTCGACGAGGCTGCCATTGCCGGCTTCCGCGGCCTTGGCGGCCTTGGCGGCGCGGGCCTTCGCCGCGGCTTCCTGGCGCCCAGCCTTGGCGGCGGCAGCCCGGTCGGGATCGTCCGGGATCGAGGAGGGGTTCTGCGGCGGCAGCGGCAGGACCGGCGTCGGCATACCCAGCCGGTCGTCCGGCAAAGACGGCAGCGGGTCGCTCGTCAACAGATGCCGGAACATCCGCTGGAACTCAGCCCGCCCGGCCGCAGACCCGAGATCGAAGGTAAAATTAAGCTGCGCTTGCATTGTCATCTCCTTGAAGTTCGCCGATCTCGGCCGCCTTGCGGCGAAAGACCCGCATGATCCGCTCGTCGAGGGTGCCGGGCAGATAAAGGAAAGAGGCCAGGACCATGTCGCGCTGCCCCAAGCGGTGGGCTCGGGCGATCGCCTGGACGTTTTCGCCGGGGACCCAGGACGCCTCGACGATCGCCACTTCGTTGGCGGCAGTCAGGGTCACCGCGGTCCCGGCGGCCAGGATCTGGCCGATGAAAACTCGCGTTGCGGGGTCGGACTGGAAATCCTGCACCGCCAGTGCCCGGGCGTTGGGCGTGCTGTTGCCGGTCACCACCACGGGGGCGAACTCTTTGAGGCCGCGTTCCAGCCCGGCGATGACATCGCGGTGCCAGGCAAAGAGCAAAATCTTGTCGACCGAGGCCAGGCGTTCCTGGACCCAAATGATGCTCGACGCGACCTTCATCAGGCCCAGCTCGCGGCGCACGGTAGCGACCGCGCTGTCAGGGTTGCGCAGGGTTTTTAGGAGCTCGTCGTCGCCGGCGTGCTCGAAGGCATAGTTGAGTTTGGCGGCGATCGCCCGGACCTCGGGGCTGACCCGAACGATCCAGTTGTTCTGGGGACCACCGGTCAGCGGGATGTCCTGCAGGACCAGGGGCGGCAGCTCGGTCAGGACCTCGTCCTTGCGACGGCGCAGGATCTTGTCCCGGAGGCTTTCCCGCAGGATCGTCTGGTTCTTGGAACCGGTCACCTGGCGCCCGAAGGGGGTGTCGCGGAACCGACAAAACCGGTCCTCGAACTCGGCCTGGCTCAGAGCCCGCCCGGTGCGGGCCTTTAATGCGGGCGTCGCGGGCCAGAAGGTGCGATAATGCTGCCACAGCTCGCCGGCATGGTTGGGGGTGGGCGTCCCCGTCAGTAGGATCACCTTGCTGGCGCTGGCCTGCACCCCGGTGCTGGAGCCCTTGTGGCCGTAGATCGTCAAGGTGCGGTTGCTGGGGTTTTTCAGGTAGTGCGCCTCGTCCAAGATCAGCAGGTCGAACCGCCGCGAGCGCAGATGGTTGGCGAGCTGGCTGTGACGGTCGGAGAACTCGTCGTAGCCAACGATCAGGATGTATCTCTCCTGGTCGAGGCGGAGCTTAACGTCGGTGAGTTTGGTCCCGGGTTCGACCAGGACCACATGGCGGGACCAGTTCAGCAGCCAGCGTTGGATCTCGGCTTGCCAGACCCGCCGGGCGCCCGCGGGGCAAACGATCACGATACGCCGGGCACCGATCCGAGAGGCCGCGCGCAGAGCCTGCAGGGTTTTCCCCAGGCCCATCTCGTCGGCCAGCAACACCGCCTTGTGTTTTTCCAGCTGCGCGCACAGCCAGTTAACGCCTTTGTCCTGGTAATCGCGCAGCGGTGGTGCAGCAACTGCGGGCATTAAAATCCCCTGTCGCCACAAGATGTTAGGTCCTGTGGGTCTTGGTTAACAGGGGCTAATGTGGGCCGTTGTAGTTTGTCCTGTCAAGCAGGAAAACGCACCCTACACAAGAACGGGTCAGGGAGCGGGCCAGCCCTCGCGGACTGGCCCTCTCCGGTTACTTCTTGCGGATGATCTTGACGGATACCCGCCAGATCACCACAATCCGTACCCGGAGCAGCTGATGGCTTCTACCCATCGAACTCTCCTTCTGAAGCGCCGGCAGGCCACTCCTGCCGGCGTCTTTAGTTTTAGGGGTTCTGGTTGGCCCCGAACAGGGCCAACAGCGCCGCCTCGGCCCGGCCATCGTCCTTGGCGCGGGTAAAATAGGCGGCGTTCGCCGGGAACAACCGCGAGGCGATCAAGCGGGCTTCGTTCTTGTCGGGACCCAGCCGGAAGCTGCGTTTCCACTCTTGCGGCGTCACCAGCTGCAGCGAGATCCCGAGGGCGGCGAGGACGCCGCGGACCAGCCCATAAGACAAGCCAAAGCTGAACGAGCTGGTCACGCCCTGCCGCGGCATCGCGTGGACCCGCTCCAGATAGGCGCAGTCCGGGGCGTAAACCCGCAGAGTGTCCGCCAGCCAGAACTCGGATATTTGCCGCCGGTGGCCCTTGCCGACTTTGACCAACAACGACGGCATGTCGACCACCACCAGGGCGCTCAGATCGGTGTCGAGCATCGCAAGGGCGCCGGTGGCGCCGGGGTCGACCCCGAGAACGCGCATCACGCAAACTCGTCGTTGTCGATCAGGAACTCGCGACAACTGTGGCCTTGCTGCTCGACGCAGTACAGGACAGCACCGACCCAACGGGCCGGGATTGTCTCGCGCCTGCCCCACATTTGCACGGTGTTGTAGGCCAGTCCGTGCCCCGGTTGGTGCCGGTCCAGCCAGTCCAACAAACCGCGTGGGCCGCCGGACACGCGAAAGATGTGGGGCACGTCAAAAGTTACCACCGTTTGTCTCCCGCCTTTGCCCCCGACCGAAACATAAGATGTGTAGGGGCCGGGTAAAAGCCCTAATATCGACGTCGGGGTTTGTCGGGCTGTCCTCTAGGGTAAACACCTCCTGTCCGGCGGCTTAAACTCTAGAAACACAAGATGTAGGGTTGGCAGCCAAAACCGTCACCTATCTGTCAACATCTTGTCAGACACACAACACAAGTTGTTGTGTATGGTCTTTGGTCGGCCTATATTGTGTCCCTCTAGTCCCACTAGTAGGACTAGAGGGATGACTAGCGCCGACTAGGAGACGGACTAGTCAGCCGACCAGAAACCCGCAAAGACTGAGGACTGCGAGCATG